GAGCGTCTTGAAGACATAAGGAATCTGGAACTGAGTACCTGTTGCTGTCCATGCATATGGATGCTTTTTGTTCTCTTTGCAAATATCCTTTGCAGAGTCGATGTACTTTTGCCCGTACAGATCACAGCACTTCTCAACCGTAGCATATCGAGCAATATAAACTGCATCGTTCACCAGACACATACGGTCATAGGTTGCTTCGTGTTCGAAGTTGTACCCATACAGTTTGCCGTATTCAGTCACGAACTTGATGATCTCAGGCGTTGCATCCGGAATCTTGATTGAATCGGTCTTGATGTGCGCTACTGTAAAGCCCTGGCTCTGAACGGCGTGCTTGAGGTTAACCATGAACAAAGCTCCACGCTTCGCAACGATATTGTCCTTGTTGCGATTATCTCGGAACGGATTTTCAAATCCGGCTGAGGTTAGACCGTATACGGAGTTGATCGCAATCTTCAGAGCCTGTGCCAAATCAGCCGCGGCGTTTTCGTCTGTCAGGTATTTAGCCAATGCACCGCCCAGCATTTTCTTTGCTTTATCAAAGTCTTTATGCTTGATAGCAATACGAGCCTGAAGGATTTCATTGAACCGCTTTGTGTACTCCGGTCCGAATAGCTCTTCCGCTACAATACTGCTCGGATGCATCGAGGCAATATCCAGCAGGGCAATATTACTGTACATGCCGGGTTCAGAATATACATAGCCGCCCTCGCCAACTTCTTCGCCTCTATAGACAGACTTGCCGCCCTCGAATGTGTAACCCGGGAAAATAGGACGATGGTTTTTATCGAACTGGGTGAACTCGTCATAATCTTCAAGCCCCATCGTGAAAGGGAGATCTGCATTAGCGTCGAAGATCTGACTCTCATCGCCCATAAAACGATAGTTGAACTGATCCTGAGGCTTGCGGTTGTTGCCGAATATAATCCTGGTAGTCAGAGAGTTTGTCGTATCATTGACCGACATCCCCGCCACATCCGCCAGAATCTGGCGAGCTGTGAAGTCAGCCTTACGAGCATTAAAGGTTGCTTCTGTTGCAATAACATCGTTGTCGCAATACTCGGCAACCTTCGTCCAAAGCTCCTCCGGTACAGGCTTGTCCCAGGGCAGACCAAGTTCCTGATGGTGAATACCCAGTTCAATCTCGAATTTCTTCAGAGACTGTTTCTTACTGGAGAAATCATACACATCCGTATACGATACATTATAGGCTTCACCGAAGAAGCAATTTGCGCTGCCGTTAATGATCTTAGTCGAGAGATTATAAAGCTGCTCGTTCGTATACCCCATCAACCTGGCATAGAGAATATGATTATCGTACCGGCGGCAGTTGAAACCAACCAGACGGAATCGCATCAACTCCTCGATCTCAGTCGGAGTAGGGTTAATCATACGAACCACAGGCTTGCCTTCACCCTCGATTTTCCAGTTCACAAGGAACAGATTAGGAAACACCTCAACATCGTAGAACACGAGCTTAGCATCATCGTTTTTTGCTCCTGCTGACTGGTCTGCGGATTTGAACTGCATCTTGTTGACAAGCTTGATGCAGTAATCTGCCTGATGCGTACTGCTTGCTGCAAATGCCAAAACAGCATTGCGCATATCTGTCACATCGTAATTGAGTCCGCTTGCATAAGCATCCTCAAGAATTTTGTAAATGAAGTCGATACTGGGCTTTGTTGCCGGATGGTATTCTTTATTCAGATTTCGCTTGATTTGCGTTCTAAGCCCTTTCTCGCTCTTCACCCCTTCAAAATTTATCACTTGCTTTTCTCCTTTCAGTGGTAAACCAGAGTTGATTGTTGCGATGGGCAAATCATTACACTTTGTCAGTTTCCTGCGCAGCGAGCTTTTTCCAGTGAAGACTTTCACTTCAATGTGATCGTCATACACTCGGCTGAGCTTACTGACATCACCGGCATAAATATAATGAAGGTGGATGCCCTGACCGCTTTTGCTGAGTTCAGCATAGGTCGGCGGCCATTTACTCGCTTCTTTGAGATTCAGTTCAAAAGACTTATTACCATCCTTATCCTGAATATCAAAGTCGATAACAATGTGGTTCTCCGGGACTTTCACATAATGCAATCTGGATGTAGACAGGTCACTCAGCTTGGTAGAAACTTCATCCCATTTGGAAGTCGGCGTTTCTTTAGCTGAAGCATACTGAGCAGGACAATCCGCACATTCTCGGTCAAATACCGATTTTTGTTTTAAGAACTCGATCAGCTTATGCTCAGGCTCTTCTTGCTCAGTAAGCGCCTTATCCTCGAATTTCTCGGTTCGGAAGCCGATGTAATAACTCCGCACACGAGTTCCATCATCGAGATTGAACCTCTCCTTGTAATCCCGGAAATAGTTTTTCAGTTCTTCCTTAAATATCCTCTGAGAGAATGGGAAGGTAACTTTTGCCTCGTCGCAATAGGTTTTATACATCTCCCATGAGGCTTTGAGAGTTGTCCCGTCTTCTTTCTTGAAGACATGGTAAGAATCGATAATGAAGTTATAGAAATCATTAGATGCACCGAGCATCGTCACGGGAATATAATCATCGTATCTGCCCGGATTCTCCAGATAGACTTCCTGACAATGATAAGCAATGGCACCGAGTTCGAATTCAATTTGCTTTGTCACTGCCTTGTATTCCTTGGGGCTCAATTTATTTCCGGAAGGAGACACATCGATCAATCGTCTGATAAGACCTGACTTTGCGTCCGTAATCTTGACCGGTTTATTGGTGCCCATGAACAGGAAGCACTTGAAGCGGTTTGCGTAGGTCGATTTGAACTTTTCATTTACTGTCATCAGCTCGTGAGAAACCAAACTATTCAGTCGGGTGTTATCCTCGATGCGAGATAAGTCACCGTCATGCTGAATTGCCACAAGAGGATTCGTCTTGAATGCCTCTAATGCAAAGGAATTACTGGACGAACCCAGTGCTTTCGCGTCGAAGACGGAGTAATATCCTTCAAAGAGCTGCTGAACAATGTTCAGAACCGTAGACTTACCCGTACCTGCTGCACCGTATAGAACCATAAATTTCTGCAATTTTTTCGACTCTCCACAGACAATAGAACCAATAGCCCATTCAATTTTCGTTCGCTCTTCTTCAGAGTAAATTGTGGACATCAACTTATTCCATGCATCCGTGGTTCCTTCCTCAAGAGGATAGTTGAGCCGCTTACTTGCATAGTCTTTTTTATTCGTCGGTGTATTGGAGAATATAAGTTTCTCATCAAGCATGTGGAAAGAATCTCGCATCTGCTTTTGACAGTATTTATGCCATGAATCGATCATTCCAGATTCGGAATCCCACATGTGCAAAACTTTAATACTCGAATCAAAGTTTTTGCGGTTTTCCTCTGCATACTTGTCAAGTTCCCGGTCAATAAGCTGGAGCGCATCTTGCTCGTCCGTAGACCATAAACCTCGGTCTTCTAACCAAATAGCATAGAAGTCGCCGCCTCTAATCATCAGGTCGGAGCTTTTCTTAATGATAAACTTCGGATAGATTTCTATTACACCACGCTTCGTACTACGGGTCGAAATCATTAAAAAGTCGATCATCGAAGTTCTTTAGTCTCCTTCCGTTTTTCTAAGCTCCTTGATTTCGTTTTTAAGGTTCCCGATCTCATCACGCATACTGCGAATCTCCAAGTCCCGGATAAACATGTTCACAGTCATAACTGTGGCGACCATGACGGTGCTGCGATTGAAAGACCTCTGTTTTCTGAGCGTCTTAGCAAACACACGCATCGCAGTTTCAGAGCAGCGAAGACTGCCGAAAATATAACGAATCATTTCATCCATGTTTCTTTTCTCCTTTCATGTCGGCAAGAAATTGATCGATCGTTTCAAACTTCCAAGCCTTCGGCTCTCTCAACGAAAATATAAATTCCTGTCCGTTGGTTTTGCGAATTCGAATGCTGTTTTTACCATTTGGGAAGTATTCTTTTACCTCCTTTGCCTGGTCGGGTAAGCATGTCTGAAAAAACCCGTACACTTGCGTATGAATCATGGTAATTCTCCCTTATAGGATGCTGTCCAAATACCAATTCATCTGCCACCAGATTTCGACAGTTCTCATGTCATACTTGCAGCGTTCGACGGTAAACAAACCGCCTTCGCCATTTCGCTTGTATTTGCGGTTCATAAATCGAGATATTACGTCGTCCGTATACGCCGCATCAAATCGAGAATCACTCATCGACCCTAAACCCAGACTGACAATCATGTTCCAGAACCACTGTCCCATGCGATTGCCGATATCTGGGTCGGTCATAATATGTTCTTCACAACGAAACGCTAAGGCAATAAGCATCTCCAATACACTGCAAGGGCGGTTATCCAGATAACTGGCAATCATAGGACCCTCGTATTCTTTTTCATAACCAAAACGATACCGGAGGTCTATCCCATCTTCTGCTCGATTTCCGTCCATCGACAGCATATATTGAAAATCAATATTATGCAGATGACGAAGAAGCTTCTGATAAGACAGCCTCCGGCTATATCGTTCGTTACATACGAGCTGACACATCCACTCAAAATATTCATTGTTCAGCTCAATTTCAGTCATTCGATCCTCCTATTAGTAGTTGGAGCCTTCCGCCACATCGGAGAAAGAACGATTGTCTCTGAGAATTTCATAGTCACATCTCAGGCGATCGTTACGAATAAAGACCGAATCATCCTCATACTCTCCGAAATGTTCAGCAAAGTCCTCGCCAACAGTGTCCTCGATATCCTCGACGACTTCATCTTCATCGTCGGCAAGGACTCCGTCACCAGCATAATAGACCAGACTGATCTGCGTGTAATTGTCATTCTCACCATAATTGTCCGGAGAGATGACATAAGGTTCATTGGGCATAGGATCATCCTTTTTTTCTTCAGTATTTTTCTTGCTGTGCTCCGTGTAATTGGTATAACCCTCTTCCTGAAGCTTGGCAGCATAATTCACCAGGTCGGGTTTCAGCTTGGCAATATCTGCCTTATGCTGATTTTCCTCCTGCTTTTCATTGCTCTTTTCATTCTTGGCAATATTAGTGTTTACGGGCTTTCTTTCGGCAAATGTCGCTTTCACAGAATCGATCTCTTCCTGCGCAATCTGCTCGTAATACCGTCTAAGACAAAGCCATGTTGCTGCGGCGCCTACCGTGGCTCCAGCCAGAAACATAGCGAAACCGGCTTTACTCATCTTCGTATTCCTCCTCGTCAGTTTGAATTGTAACAACAGTAATGGCGAGACCTCCGAACAGCAATGCTGCACTCAGAAGAATCCCGCCAGTAATGTGTCTTTTCCGCCGACTGTCCAACATGGCATCGACGGTTGAGATGAAGTCATCCAGAATATCCATTATTTACTCCTTTCCACCGGAGAGAACAGCAATGCCTCCTACGAGGCAAAGCCCTGCCATAGTGGAAAGAATGTACGAAAATAAAGCTTTCATTTTATGTTCTCCTTTCAATCATAACTCGAAAAGTAGTGACAACACTCCTGAAACAAAGGCTCACCATACTTGCTGTATCCTCCGGCCATGAAGAACACACAATCGTAATTTGTCCGTTCCAAAAGTTCTTCTTTCACCAACTCGACAATCTCAGGCATGACATAACAGCGGTCAATTCTGCTGTTCCACATCACACTGAATTGATTGGGCTGATAAACAACATCGTACACAGTATCCGGGAAAGATGGATGATCGATACGGTTAAGGATTGTGTCGATAACCAATCGTTTTCCCAATTCTGTTTCTTCTTCAGCTTCACCCATGGTTACGAGTGCTATGAGGTCGATTTCCTCTTGTGTAAGAGGATAGTCTGGCTCTTTCTTCACCTCTGGTTCCAAATCAGGAGACTCCATCAGAAGATCCGCCATTATCACCGGCTCTGCCTCTGCAAGAACCGGATAGGATTGCCTAATCTCCGATGTTTCTTTATCTGTAGAGCGAACAACGCCGCATACCGCAAAACCGATGAAAAATATCATGCAGAGAACGGTAGCTATCGCTCGTGGTTTGATGTGCATTGCTAAAACTCCTTTACAATAAAATATCACCCCCAGTCCAAGTCTGAAGGTGATTGATTACATCTTTTCCCAGATGTTGCCCTCAACATTGAAGTCGAGCAGAAGTGCCGGCTCATGACGACCGTCTTCGGTCTCGCGCTCTACCTCAACGATGCGGAAATTAACATAGCCATCCGGACCATCCTTTGTCCAGCCGACAATCTGACCAGCAGGAGTACGAGGAAGATCAAGATCGTCCAGAACCTCATTCAGGAAGAGGTGACCACGGGTCTGAAGTTTGTCATTTGCAAATGCCTGCTGTGCCTTGAGGAACATACGGTTGTAATCGGGGTTAGTCTCATAGTTGCGGCTCTTGCTGTCGAAATATACAGCGTAATCGCTCTGGAGATTGGGGTCAGCGACCATCACAGTCTTTTTAACCTTCTTCTCCTTGCCGGTCTCGGGATCAACCTCGATTTCCTCGAACTTCTTCGCCTTGATGCCATATTTCAGTTCAGTATCGACCTGATCGCCGAAACGCTCGATGACCCGACCACGATACTCCTTGAAGCTCTTATCAATTGCAACATAAGCCGCCCCGAGAGCAACATTGCGCTTGCGAAGAATATTGTTGGACGCCAAAATGCTGGTAATGGACAGCGTGCCAAGAATGATGGCGGGACCATAAAGCTTTGCGAGCTTCATTCCCGTCTGAGCATAGACCACAACCGTGTCCTTCTTGCCGTCATCGGTCGTATACTCCTGACCATTGATTGCACCGGTTTCCATTCCCTCATGGATGGTATCAAGAGTACCCTTAGTTTCATCGAGAATCTCTGCTACCTTAGTGGTAGCTTTGCAAGCGAGAACGGCACTTACGACCGTACCGGCAATACCAGCCACAACGAGAATCTCAGGGCTGTGCTTCTTGAACTTCATAACGGCCTTGGAAGCCACGCCATTCACGCTCTTCATAATTTCAGTCTTATTTTTCATAATTTGTTATTCTCCTTTTCAGTTTTTAGAGTTGATTTCAGCACCACAGGCAGCATATCCAGCTAAATCGACATAGCTGTCGTCCGTAGCCGTTCCTGTTCTGATTCGTGCAATCTTAAGAAGTGCCATCATCATGGCAACATCATTTGCAGTGAATTCAATGCCTTTATAGACGCTCCAGAAGCCTGCAATAGCAGTGAAGTTATCTTCCGGAGAGCCGTATTCGTTCTCTCTCTGCCCACATACGCAAGCCTTTGCTTTATCGAGAGTCTCAGATCTGGTCATCATCTGCATCCTCCTCATCGGTAGAAATAAACGGAATATAGTTACGCTTACGCTCCTTAGCGATTACCTGACAGCCGCACATCGGGCAATCAAATGTGTCATATAAACCTTCTTCGGCAGTAGAGCCAAAGGCAACTGCCAAACCAGTCTTTCCGTTATCACGAGCAATATAATGTCTCTCGATAATGGCATTGAATTTAGTGCCACAAATTTTGCATTCAAGCATTATTTTTCTCCTTTCAATTCAGCGGGATAGCACGAGGCAGTTTCAGAATATAACCATCTCGAACTCGTACCGCAGTTGCACCGCCAATGTTTGTCCAACCGTAGCGGTTCATAGTGAAATTATCATTGGGAACACGAGCGAGATCATAGAAATCGGACACGCTCACCGTTCCATACTGACTGATGATATCGTTCATTGCATCGAGAACCGCTTCCGCATCTCCACGGGTATCGAAGAGAATATCATCATAATCAGGTGTATTGCGTCTGTTGCCAACGGAACCTGCACGCACTCTGTCCGCGTCCCGTTCATAATAGTTTCGGTAAGACACCTTAGACGCCGTTCCATTTTTCTTGCTGCGACCTGCCTCGCCGTACAGGATCATGTCGATACCGGTAGTGACAATGTCAGAAATCGCTTTCTTGACAGCAGGCACAATGACCTCCATCAAAATATAAGATTTGACATTGTTTGCATCTTCTGCAATAAAGACATCTGCGAATTTTTGCATTTCACCTTTCTTTCGAGTTTTTGCAGCCCCGGTAATAACCGCCTCAACTTTCTTTTCTGACTGTTGCTCCTGACGAGCTTTATCAGAATTAGACTTGTAATCTTCCACTGGGTGATCTCCTTTCTTATGCCGGAATCAGCTTACCGGGCAGAGTAATTTTTGTGTTCGGCATCAAGCCGTTTTCTTTTTTATATCGATAGGCGAGATTGCTCTTCGCTTTCGCTTCCGTCGGAGCAACAGTAGTTGCTTTCCAACGATGCTGAACGCAATCATCGAATCGCATAACAGGACCGTCATATTGATACTGCTGCATATTTTTTCCTCCTTTCGAGAGATAAAGAAAAAGGGAAAGCACCTTGTTACAGGTACTCTCCCTTATCCGAACTTCTCAAATTTGCCTTTTCAGTTGTCTTCAATGACAGCATCAGATTCTTCCAAGATAACCGTATTCTCCTCAGCAGCCATCTTCTTCTGCTCGATCTGGGCTTTGATGTTTGCGATTACCGGCTTTGCTACATACTTGTAGACGACCACGCCTACAACTACGCTCAAGCCGATACCCGCAGCAATCTTTACGCCCTTGCTCAAACCAGCGTTCTCGATAACCTCTTCGGTAGCTTCAACGACCTCGTTGTTCATAATCTCATTGTTGTTCATTGTGAAATCTCCTTTCAAATGTGTAAAATTGTGGAATGTTCTTCCATTAAATAAGTTGTAAATTTCGCGCGGTAGCTTACTGGTAGTCATAAACCGGAGCAACCTGATAATCAATCACCAGGCAGGGGGTACCGTTTGCATCCAGCTGCGATGAGAATGCAAGGTCAATGTAACCCTTATCGATGTTCCATCCGAGCATATCGCCCATCTTAGTTCCATCCAAACCGAGTTCGTAGTAGAAATCGTTAAGCGTGACATACATTTCGTCACGCATCTGACGATTCAGTTCATTCATGACCCTGGTGATCTTATCTCTGTCAGACTTGAAATATCGTCCGGACAAGACATCATAGCAGATCGTGTTGCCGCCGCTTTCAGTGAGAATCACTTCTCGAACAGGGTTCTTAACCATCTTGTCTTTCGACACAGAGTCTCGAATGGACTGTTCCTTTTTCTCACCAATTGTCTCAACGACTTTTTCCTGATACTCCTTCAAAGTAGACTCTGAAAGGGTATACGCCGTTGCCAGAGCAGCATTCCGACGAAGATTAGTCGAGCTTGCTCCAATCAGGCAGAAGACAGAGATGGCGCCTACAACGGCTGCCGGAATATAACAAGGCCAAGCTGTCTTGATGATATCCTTCGGCTCAAGTCTGTCCGTATCCAGCTCATCTTTTTTCTCTTCAAGCAGAATCAGAGCTTTTGGTGTTGCTTTTACCGCCATAACAGTGGTGGTAATCATGCCGGCAATTCCAATACCGGTGAGAATTTCAGGACTATGTTTTTTCATTGCCGTCCGTACACTCTTGGCAATGCTTGCTAAACTTTGTTTAGGCATGATTTTCTCCTTTCATCTGAAAACATTGCACAATGCGAGGCACATCAATCACATAATTAGGACCAATTCGCACTACACTCATGTTCAAGACTGCATCTTTAGTCCATCCATAATTTCTTAACTCGTATGAGTCTTTGTCCTCTAAACCGCAAAGTTCATAATAGTCATTTACGCTGACCGCCCCATATTGAGTGGAAAGTTCGAGCATTTGGCTATAAACCTTCTCCGCATCAACACGAGTGGCAAAAACCGCAATATCATAGATACGGCGTACAGGTGGTCTGCGCTCTGTCGTCGAATTAACTGCCAGTCCGTATTTCTGTTCGAGCAGATACGCTTGGCATAGAATGTCGAGTTCCTCTTCTGTTGCTCCTTTTGCTGCCGCCTGTACAATGTAAGATCTCATAACCTTAGAACTCTGCTTCTGTTGACGGTAGTTTTGGTATGAAACTTTCATGTTTCTTTTCTCCTTTCGGTTAAACAAATAGTAGACTTAATTCTTCAGCTGTTTCGACCGCATTCTGAAATATAAAGCTACGCTGCTCATCCTCGCCGTAACAAGCATACATAGCCATCTCGAACATGAAGTTTTCGATGATGGTGATTGGATCGTCGAAAGGCTTGTCCATGATTCGATCACAGATTTCATATGCAGCCCATTGCTGATATGACCTTTTTCTGAATTCATACTTTGGCCATGTGAAGGATGGGCTGAACAGATGTTCATCAACATATCGTTGAATAATTGAAACAGCCGTGCTTGTATCACACATATCGTTCGAATAAAGAAGAAGAGCCCTTGTTAGGACTCCTCATCTTCTTCATCGCTAAGTGCGGCAAGCTTCTCATTGATGCGTTCATCAATTTTTTCTTCCATCTTCTTCTCGTTCACCCAGTCAGTGAGGAGCGTAGCCCCCATACCTACTGCGGTAGCGACAAGACCCAGGATTTTAACTAATTTTGCATTATTCATAAAGCGAAACCTCCTTTTCGTTTTCATAAAGTGAAATGTATTTTTTGCGAACTTACAGATCTTCCATCCACTCGGCTGTCGGCTCAAAAACCATGTCAATGACATAGATCTCCATGCCGTCATCCAAAGTGAGTCGGTGATGATTAAAGTCGATCCAATAAATATCACCATTACAGTTTGACCATCCAACAGCGTCTCCGAGTTCCGTCTTTTCAAGTCCGAGAAACTCGTAAAAATCATTTAGAGGAATAACGCCTGCAAACATGAAATTGCGGTTCAGATGGTACTCAGCCTGAATGACCTTCTCGATGGTTGACTCAAAATATCTTTGTGAAAAGCTATCGTAGAAAGTGCGGGAGACTTCTGGCTCCATGCCTTCACCAAAATCGAGAGAAGAATCGTACCAACCTCCATTAGCAGAGATACTGATGTCCTTGCACTTTTCTTTGGCGATAGAATCTATGATAGCATTATGTGCTTCTTCTCCATAGAATTCTTTCAGCTTATCTTTATACTCCTTATAAGAACTTTGGACGAGCGCATACGCACTTGTTAGTGCTGCCTGTTGGCGTCGGTTTAGGGCATTGGCACCCATAATGCAAGCGATAGTAGAAGCTCCAAATGCTACTGCCGGAATATAACATTTCCACGCAGCGATGAACGCCTCTTTCTTGGTGTACGCATATGGATCGCCATCATGCTTTTTGCGACTGTCTGCATAAACTAACGCTACTGCTCGTGGGGTCGCTTTGGCTGCGGCGATTGCAGTAACCACAACGCCGGCTGATGCTACAAAAGACAAAGCAACAGGCGAGTATTTCCTGATGCAAAGCCCTGACTTATGCAGCAACTTTTGAATTGCTTGGTTTTTGCTCATGTCTTTTCTCCTTTCATGTTTTTGTTATTCCATAGCCCTTAGAAGGTCTAAAATGTTAGCTGCCATTTCACTGGCAGATCGGAACATAAGACTTGTGTTTGGATTCACCCTCGCATACTTAGCTGTCTTCATCATGAATTCGTGCGTGAGCTTACAGAATTCATCAATAGACCCTTCTTTTCGAGGGTAAATCCGTTCGGCGATAAAATCTCTGAGCTCGTCGACAGCCCATTGTGAGTAACTCGCTTTTTTATAATCTTCAGTCCATTTACCAAACAAAGGCGGCAACCAAGCGTCCATGCGGTACATGTCATACAAGATTAAATCAAGCTGATCGATGCTCATGTCTTTTCTCCTTTCATGCGAAAATAAAAAGCAAGAGAGACTGTATCGGATTCGAACCGACGACCTCCACGGAAGTGTGGCGCTCTACCAACTGAGCTAACCCGTCTCTCATAATAAGACTTGTAAATTTCGCGCGGCAAAAGAAAAGAGCCGTTGTTAGCAGCTCCTTTCAGATTTTACAAACCAATACTTTTCAGGATTTTAGTAAGTTCATCTTTCTCAAGATCAGCATCTATATCCAGATGAACATGCGTCTTTCCGTCAACGATTGTGGCTTTTACCTCATTCAAATTCAGTTTTACATCATAACCAAATTTCTTTCGGATTGCCAAACTCGCCAATTTCGAGATAATGCTCGTAGTGAATTTAGAACCAATTTTCATTTCGTCCATGCTCCTTTTACTCCTTTCAAATAGCATTGTTTTCCATAACAGGAGCTGTAATTTTGGCGAAAAGAAAAGAGCCGTTGTTAGCGGCTCAATCCTCAATAAATCCAGTTTTCTTTTGCAAAGAACAACGGTATTGCGATAAACGCAAAGAATACTAACGCTGTTGCATCTTTGTCAATAAGTACCGGTAAGTACCCGCAAATAAGTAATACTACAGCATATAACTTGTTCTTTAGTGTTTTCATAATCCATGTCTCCCTTCAAAATTCAATGGTTTTTCATAAAGGGAGATGCGTTTTTTGCGCTTAGATATCCCGTCTATCGAATACGGTTTCCCATCGTTCTTTCTGAATTGGTTTCATTTTTAATGCCCACATAATTTGGCGAACCGTTACAGTAGGGTATAGTCCGTCCGTACAAGCCCCAGCCCTCATTTCAAAATATTCTCGAAAATCAGGGTGCAAATATAAAGCGTCAGTAATCCAAGGGTCAACTTCGCTCCACCATGTACTTTTCGTCTCGGAGTCAAATCGTTGCTGAATTACTGCTAAACCTCTTTTCTCAATTCTGTAGAGAGTGCAGCTATTGTAAACCGGATGCTCGCAAATATAACGCTCGCCATACAAGGACAAGTAAATTTCCGGTTTGTCAAAGTGGTATCGCATATCCATCACCTATAAAAAGAAAAGAGAAAGAGAAAGAGCCCTCGTCAGGACTCCTTCCCCTTTGCTAATAGTCTTAATTAGTCGTCGCAGATTTGATCTCTAGTCGGATATAGAGCATCATATTCTTCATCGTTCTCCATACCATAATGCTCTAAATCGACGGAGTGACCGCAAGCAGGACATACTAAAGTATCTTCCCACTCGTCTTCAAATTCCATAAGTCCTCCGCATTCACTGCAAATATACCGTCCAGTAAGTAAACCGTCTCTCTGCGCGTCGTTAAAAAAGCTCATTGCAAATTACCTCCTTGATATTGTGTGGCACTATTAAGTATAGCGACCATCAGTATTTTATCAAGAGATAAAAAGCACTTTTACATCTCTCACAATAGCCCTTGTAAATTTCGAGCAGGAGAAAAACGAAGAGAACGTGTTGTATACACGAACTCTCCGCTTTTGGAACCGGTTTATTTCTTAGTCGGTCTGAATCGACTGAATAAACCTCTGAATGTCTGGGAGGTGAAAGTTCCGTCCTGTTCGAACTTGAAACCTCGTCTCATCCAAACGCCGTAGAACATCAACGGCAGCACCAGCTCAGCGGCAGCCATACCAAATCTGAAGTATCGATCTTTGACAGACTCTGCCATTTGAGCCGTCTTAGACTCCTGATCGATTTCACGGTTCTCGATCTTGTCCAGACGCTCATAGGTATTCTTATCCTCTTCGAGCTTCAGTTTGTACAGCTTCGTCAAACTATCCACTGCTGTGGTATGCTCCTGGCTTCCGGATTCGAGAGATCCCAAGCGCTTAATTTCGGCTTTGATCTCCTCTTCCAACAAACTTCTGTTTTCTTCACCCATATTCGTTTCTCCTTTCGTTTTAATAGGGTTCCATAAAAGGAAGTGTTATTTGTGCGGAATAAAGTCTTCACGCTTCACTTCTAATAGGACAGTTCTTTGAGCTATAATTTCATTAACGTTCTTTTTCAGTTCAAGAAAAAGATAGGGTCCGTCCGGATCAGACTTGTCAATACGCAGAAAACCGACAGGATGCTTTCGGCGAATGATAGATGAGACGACATACCCAATCAAGATTCCGACAACTACATAAACGACTTCCATAACGATCTCCTTTCAAATTGTTTTTCAAAAATTTCAACCCGGGGATTTTTCCAGATACTAATTTAACACAGATACCTGTCACCTTCGTCCGGGTTTTAATCTAAGTTAGAAAAAGAAAAGATAAAGAGCCGTTGTTAGCGGCTCAATATCCTTCAGCAGTTACATCACTTCTTTAATTGTCAGTTTTAACGCTTCCGCTGCTGCTTTTGCATCGTAAGTTTTAGCAAGTGACATTGCTCTATATCCATCTGCCATCAGATTAAACGCCTGCGCTTTTTGCGTTTGTCTAATGCCGAGTGCAGCAGGTACAATAGACAACATCAAGATGCCTCCTGATACTACAGCAAATGCTGTTGCATAGGTTAAAACTTTGTTTTCTTTTTCCATGAAATATCACTCCTTTCATAAAGGAGCTTGTTATTCCTGCGAACCCTCGTAGACGATCTTTTTCCGTAAGTCAGACCAAGTTATATATCGGTCTTTACGGCATACGGGGCAATAAAACTTGCTTACTTTGCCTCCGATGTCTGTCAGCTCACTGCTGTCGGCCTCAAGCCTACTCTGGCAATTCGGGCAGTTGAAGCGATAGACTTTTTTTACTGCAATATCTACAATCTTCATTACTGTCTCTCCTTATTAAGCAGCCAGAAAAACCGTCTGTACAGGTCGTAATAAACATCCTTACAACATGGGATACCGGTTCTGGCTTTCAGATGGTCGTATGAAATACCCTCCGTTATAGCTTCCAAAATATAACACGAAAGCTCTTCGTCCGTTTCTTTTGCAACCCGTTCCACCATCTTCATACGATCGGCATAGTACAGCCTCTCATCAATGTGCTTGGTAACGGGATCACTAACAACATTTGTTTTACAGGGTGAAACTAACTGCGGCCATGAACCCGGATAGTCTATCAACGAATTGTACGCATGACGCCACAACGGGTACTGTAAGCAGAAATGCTTCAATTCGTAATAGCGGTGTTTCTCGATCCAGTAACGATTAGTCTCGGAAAGTTCTGGTCGTATCAATGTACTCATGCGCGTTCACCCCTCCATATATAGCCGGTCTCCTGCCAGAGGAGCTTAGGCGAAATATAAAAGTTGATGCGTCCATACTTAGAGTTCATTTCCTCTAAGTTCGTAACGAGCTTTCCACTCCGAGTAGCTTTTCCGATTGGTAGCCACCCAGATACGATGCCGGCTCGAACCCAGGATGCGTCTTTCCCGTAGACTCGTGCTGCGACTGCCACCGGGACAGACCCCGATGCAAATATAATTTCTTCCATTGGCGTTTGCCTCCTTTCAATCGCTATTTTAGGTTAGGAATGGCTGTTAGTAAAAACAACCTCGGTGGAAACAAGCGCCAGCGAATCATAGTCATTTCGCAAGGATAATCTTCAAATCCAAAAGTCTCACAAGTAATAAGACCTTCGAGCACGCCGATAATAATGTCTGCTTCATACTGTTTATACGGAAATATAAAGTCAGGAAGCTCCCGGTGGACTGCATGGCAGTTACAGCACCGAAGTCTTCTGATAGCTACCCATTTTTTGTTGCCGAATTTCGTCCGTACCAATCTTCGAACGTGATCGTAGTATTTAAGCTGCCCTCCACATTTGGGGCAGATTGATTGGTTATCACTAATCATATATTGATTTCTCTTTTCTCTGATTAAAAAGTTTAGTGTAGGAGTTGACACTCCTACACTTATGATATATGATTACTAATAGCAAATCAATGGGGAAGGTGATAATAATGCTGATAAAATGCCCTGAATGTGAACTACAAGTAAGTGACAAAGCAATTTCTTGTCCTCACTGCGGATTTCCATTGCAACCAAATATAAAACCAAGAAAACCTCGAAATAAGAACAATAAACGCCGTAGACTGCCAAACGGTTTCGGGCAGATCAGTGAGATCAAGAATCGGAATCTCCGCAACCCATTTAGAGCTATGATAAGTGTCGGAAAGGATTCGAACGGACGACCTATCTGCAAGCCTCTTAAACCGGAGTCCTATTTTCCAACATACAACGAGGCATATGCTGCTCTCGTCGAGTACAATAAGAACCCTTACGACCTTGAACCATCTATCACCATGAGGGAACTTTACGAGAAATGGCTTGCCGAATACGAGAAGACAGTTAAAAGCACTCGTTCGGTAGCTTCAGCATGGGGGTATTGCTCGGCCGTATATGATATGCGAGTCAAAGATGTCCGCGCTCGTCATGTAAAAGGTTGTATGGACGAAGGCATATCGAAGGTTCGAGGCGAAGAGAAGACACCAAGTGCATCCATGAAGAACCAAATCAAGTCTTTGTTTAACTTGATGTTGGATTATGCCTTGGAGTACGAGCTTGTTGACCGGAACTATTCGCGAACTTTTAACCTCAGTGAGGAGACCATCAAAGAAATCGTCACAGTTAAGAATGAGCATATTCCTTTTACGGACGAAGAGATGGACTTGCTTTGGAAACACGCTGATGATAAAATGCTTGTAGATGTCCTACTCATTCAGTGCTATTCTGGTTGGCGACCCCAGGAACTTGGTTTGCTGGAATTAAAGAATGTGGATTTGGAAAACTGGACTTTCCGAGGCGGTATCAAAACAGATGCCGGTACAGATCGTGTGGTTCCAATTCATTCAAAGATTCGTCATTTGGTCGAACGAAAATACAAAGAGGCTCAGGAACTTGGAAGTCTGTATCTGCTCAACTATGTTAATCCGGATGCTCGCAGCAAAAACACTGCACTTACTTATGCTCGATACCAAAAAGGATTCTGTATGATTCGAGATGAATTGAATTTGAACCCCGAGCATAGACCGCATGATGGTCGTAAGCATTTCGTTACAATGGCTAAGAAGTACGGCGTTGACGAGTATGCAATCAAATATATGGTGGGGCATAAGATCTCTGACATTACTGAAAAAGTATATACCCAGAGAGAATTTGAATGGCTCAAACAGGAAATAGAAAAAATAAAATAGCTTGTAAAAACAAAGAAAAGCCTCCCCGAAGTGGGAGCACCGGTTAAGGTACTCGACACAACGAGGAGGTTAACTTTGTGTAGGAATATGGGTATAGGAATAATATAGAAATAATGCACGAATTACCTACATTTCTCGGCATTTAACCACTTCTAACCCACTCTAAAAACAGCGCAAATACAGGCATTTAGAGGCGGTTATAGTGCAGTAAGTTTCTATAATAGAAGCAAAATATCCCGTAATTACTGGCTTTTTGAGCCAAAGTGTAGGAATAATGCAGAAATAACCTACACGCAACGGCTTCAAATTGCATCTTATTTCCCATAAACCACGGTCGAAGTGATGTCCTTCCCATCTGCGGAAAAGACCTTTGTAAGACGGGCAAGCTCCTTACCAGCAGCATCCGTAAGAACCGCTTCCATGTTAAGCATGTTATTCGAAAACTTCTTAACAAGCTTCTGTCCTTTAGAGTCGGTAGTAATAATCGTGCTGCTATTGTCAGAAAAAGACCTCACAGTACGACCAAGTTCATTCCCGTCCGGATCAGTTAGAACCGTGATACAGGTCAAAAAGTCATTTGAAAAAGTCTTAACCAGTGTTCGACCCTGTGAATCGATTGTGCTGATGATTGTACCATCGTCCGAAAAATGTTTATAGCCATCCGTTAAACCGGCTGTAAGAATTCGGTCAATTTCATCGTAATCATCGCCAATAAACTCACCGGTAATCATTGTACCATCGGCTTGATGAGCTGTAAATCCCTTTTTAAGAGTTTCTTTGCTGACGGTATCGGCGGTCAGATCGATTAGTGTCCGGCGATTGTAAACGACCTTATTTACAGCCATTTACTCTCACCCCGCAATCGTTACCGTCACTCCTCCAGCAGGATTATCTGCTTCCACATAAGGAATAGCTTCAACTTCTACCTGAGACAAACAGTTATACTCTGTATCAGGCAGAATCGTCTGCTTCGCGGTGGACGGTGTAACTGTCTTAGCCTGTGGTTTCATGTTTTCCGAGCCGGACATTGTACCCTCAACGCCGAGGATAGTTACGCCCTCTCGAATATTGTTGGCAATCAGCTTGCCTTTTTCAGTTGCGTCGATTCCCACTTTACCGCTGCCATCGTGGAAACCCTGAGGAATTGTAACTTCCTCGTCTCTGGTGGTGATCTTCTTAGTAACGGCACCATTGTTTTTCATTGCGCCAGTTAGTTTATTGCCACTTACATACGCAGTCTTTCTAAACAAGATTTCAGCAGCGACAGCGGTGGCATCCGTAGAATCAACATCAAATGTGCAAGCACCTTCAATTTGAGCTCCACTCTTGTCGTGAGCTTTAGATCCTTTGAGAAGTTTACTGGGGTCTACGGTGTCGCCAGTAAGGTCGATGAGAACACGACCGCCATAAATAACCTTATTAACGTTTTGGTTAGGCATTTTGATTAACCTCCTCTGCAATATAAACCGTAACCCCATCATAGTTGTTACTGGTTTCGAAATATGGGACTTTTTGAACAACAATATCTTTCTTAAGCACTTTATTGGCTGTTGGCAAGACCTGAGTGTTAAAAGCGTTCGGCACCACTTCATATTCTCCAGAATAAGCATTAAAATCTATCACAGCAGACAGCTTGCCAGACAAACTTCCAAAGCAAGTTAATTTACCAGATAATGTGCATAGTCCAGAGATATGACCAGTAAGGCACTCAAACGCTTTTATGCTACTCATGTCAATGCACCTCTTCCGTTAGCTTAAGAATTGCTTTTGTGATGAAAGTATCAACTTCTCCTGTGGCCTTCGTTAATTCAATGTCGTAGACGTACTTTCCGAAGGGAAGATGTTTTGTATCTTCCGGATTGAGGGTCAAGATCATCGTGTCAATCGGAATCTCCTTGATAAGAAGAGGAGTTTCATCATTATAGTCATTCTTCATGGCAAATCGAATACGATCACCATTCATGGGAATATACTGATTGTCATTTAGATCAGTAATCGTAATAAGCGCCGAAAAAGTATCACCCCGAGTCAAAGTAATCATTGTGCCAGAAACAGAATAACTCATAATCTCACCTCCAATTCAAGCATTGTAAGTTGATTTATGAATCGCAAGTTGGTCAACTTCTGTCATGATTCGCTTAGCCGAACCATTACCGCCTAATTTTTCATAAGGCTTGTACAAGTATTCATATAGATTTTCATACTCGTCCTGTGTAATGTAACCTCTCTCAATATAGGCCATGCCGAGATAAATAATGCGATCATGAGCCAGACCAATGAGCATTTGCGTTTCAAGATTGTTGTGCTTATTCTCAGCAGCTTTTCGTTTGCTTCGCTCTTGGATATATGCCCAAAATCCAGAAGAAGCAAGTATCGTCCCCAAAATGGTTAATAGCGTTTGCAGCCAGGGTTCCATTTCCATGTATCATCCTCCTTGAAGTCATAAATGAATTAAGAAGCTTGTAGGAAATATCACCCCAAACCTCTTTTAATTAGGCGAGGGAGCCCACCGCAAAGTAGACTCCCTGCCAATTTCGGTTAATCCACAGGATTACCATTTTCGTCAAGACCGAGAGCTTCCAGATCAGCCTTGACAGCAGCCTTGAACTTCGCCGGAACCTGATTAAAGGTCCGACGACCTGCGATGATGAGTGCGACATACAGTGCTACCATGTTGTTACCTCCTATCAAAATTTTGGATAAAATATAAAACATGGTTACTCCTCCTCAGCGATAAGATCGCCGTTGGTATCGTAGCCATATTCTAACAATTTTGCCTCGACATCTGCCTTAAATTTTTCAGGCACCTGGTCGAAGGTTCTGCGCTTATTGATGATAAGCGTGGCGTAAAGATTGACCATTTTTGCTACCTCCTCATTCAGGAATCATTGCTGCGACGGCATCATACAGATCGGCAATTGCTTCCATGATAGCAAGCTGCTGGGAATCACCAGTTTCCTGACCTGCCATGAGCTGAACAATGTTGTCCGAATCATTTGTACCTTTAATGGCGTTTTCAGCCATAAGCAGATTGGTGTATTCATTGAACTCCTGAGGGGTCAACACCGCTTCCTGATAAGTCCAGTAAGTGGTTTTATCGCCCTGTTCTGAAGTTCGTGTAATACTCGTAATGTCCTTGCGGAGATATACGGTTCCAACAGTAACCTCAAGTGCAGTCGGTTGGACTGTGCTCTCGGCATATTTGTAATTTAACTCCATGCGACTTTCCTCCTTTCGCAGTGTAAAGACTGACGAGTTTTTGATATACCCGCTTCTCATCGTATTTGTCATATCGTGAAACTTTTCGCTTCAATTGCTGGAAGCTAACACATGGTTTTATCCACTTCCGATACATCAAATAGGTATCGGTGCAGTCGATCCACCCAAGATAAGACAACATTTGCCGAGCATCGAGTATGGTTGCTTTCTCCTTTTTGGAGATTTTGCGAGCTTTTCTCGTGGCCTTGTACATAATGGATTTTCGAAGAATCGTTCGATTACGATAAAAACGAAAGCCCATGAAGTCCAGATCACGCCCCTGGTTGTTGCCATAAGAAAAGCGAAAGACTTGCCAATTCGCTTTAAGTTCCAAGCCAAGCTCCATTTCCAGATAATCGGAAATTGCTTGCCTCATGCGGTGCAAAACCCTCTTGTTGCTTCCGAAAATGACCATATCGTCCATGTAGCGCATATAGTGCACGGCACAGAGCTGCTCCTTGATGAAATGATCTAAACCCTGTAAATACCAGTTAGAAAGCCATTGAGAAGTATAAAAGCCAAGTGGAATACCAACCTCTGTAACATCAATAATGCGGAATAATAGCTCCAACATCTTCTCGTCATGAACGGTCTTCTTCAACTTGGCTTTCAAACGATCATGTGGAATAGAATCGAAGAAATGGCGAATATCCATTTTGAGGACATACTTACAATTCTTCGGGTCAATCCTGATCCACTTCTCAATAACCAGCTTTCCTTTATGGGCACCTCTGCCCGGAAGACTGGCATAGCTGTGTTCGTACATTCCCTTGCAGAACATCGGCTTCATGGCATTTACGATGCAATGCTGAACAAGCAGCTCTTCCATCGTAGGGACAATAATAGTGCGCTCCTTGCGAGTAATCCCATCATAAATGTAAACCGGCACATGCTCGGCGTTTTCGTAGTTGACTATCCAGTCTAAGGATTGTTCAACTGCGGCATCGTCAGACATGTGCCGGTGTTTCATGATTTTACGGAATCTCTTGCTGTGCTTTGCTTGAGACAGAGCGTACCGTCGGTTCGTTTCGGATATTGTTTTTTCGTACAAGTGGTTATAGGATTTCATGTTCTCTCTTATCCTCTCATCCGCTTTCGACTTATTCTCAGCTACTCACAGATGCTTGCACCGAGTTAATTTTCACCAAGTGGTGAGGAAGAGATGCGGATATCTCTTGCCATTTTGAAATGGCGGCATACACTGCATTATAGAGAGCTTCTTATGGATAAGATAGAGCCGCGCCATTGTTCGAGTTCGAATTGGACGCCGTATTGTTCAGATTAGCGTAGAAAGGACCGACCATAAGGTCATTGTTCCAGTTGCCGCCGACATACGCGCTGGGCGCAGTGTATACCCCTAATATTTAATTGTTTTCGTTTACCCGGCGAACCTAAGGTTCTCCCGTCCTCTCCTCGCTGCTTACGCAGCAGCAAGCGGTTTACAAGAGAGAGCCGCGCCATAGTACGAGCCCGAATAGGACGCCGCAGTGCTCAGATGAGCGTAGAAAGGACCGACCATAAGGTCATTGTTCCAGTTGCCGCCGACAAACGCATAATCGACCTGGCTGTTATTGTACCACATGCCGTCAGCCTCATAAGTGCTGCTCGAACCGCTTGCAGTAACAGGCAACCGTCCGAATGCTTCCGTCTTCATGCTGCTGATGTAGCCGCCGGAACTGCCAGCCGGAGTAGCATTTGCGATCGTCTTATAACCGTTTCCGTCTGTGTTGTAGTCGGTTGCAGTAGAACCATCGTGAGTACCACGAGTAAGCTTGACCTTCTGCGTACCATTGGCATTGATCCAACCGGCAGTACGACGCCACAGGTTACCCCAGACATTCTCCATACCGAAAACCTTCACGCCAGAAGTCTGGTCATTAGAACCCCAGAACATGCCCTTGGTGTTCATCGTACCAGGGGCAATAGCATTGCTATTGGAACTCTTGCACCGCCCATAGCCAAATGCAGTCTGACACTCGGTAGAACGAGCCATCATAACCAACAGATCCTGAAGCAGCAGTCTGTCAGATAGCACCTCGGTATACCAGTCATTACCGTTTGCCTTTGCATAGGCGATTTCGTTAGCCGCCGGAGTGTTTACACTATTCGCTGCACCGCTGATAGAACGCAACTTACCGGAAACCAGAGAGCCAAAATAGATGGGGGTATAGAAATGATCGATCTGGTTGTTATTACGGTCATAGTTGCACCAGCAATCCCAAGTATCGTCCTGAGGAGTATCGGAGCAGCGGAAATGATAAACATCATTCGATTCCCAACGCTTTGTATAGATCTTCGGCCATTCCATCATGGCGTTACCGCCAAAGGAGGTATCCGCGACCTTGGAAGCAGAACCGTTGACCTTCTTGGTATAGTCGTTAGGATTGAGATAGTAATCGACAACGCCTGCATAAGTCAGCATACAAGGACGAGGCATGAACTTTTCACCCGGGTCAAATGCCCAACCACCATAATTGAACTTACCGGTGCTGAAATTCATAGCTGCCGGAGTAAATGCCGCATTATCCACATCAGAAGGATAAGTTACTCGTCCGGTAGGGCTGGAAGTCGCTTTCACCAGATCGTAACCAAACAGATAATCTCTCTTCTTCGGGGTAACACTGGTTCGGTTCGCCTCGCTGCGATTATAGGCACCGGTACTGGTGTAAGGGAATGCGGAATAGTAATATACCACACCGACCGTCACATTAGTATCCGTATAAGTGCCGTTTGCAGTGATGTTCTTGAACAGTTCGCCCTCCGTTTCACTGGTCGGATAACCAGTAGTGCTCCTGCGGATAACCGCACCGGCAACGCTACTCGGAAGCTTCGCCGTGATCTCAACCTCGACAGTGTCAGATGCCGAGACATATACCGACTTAGCGGAAAACTCCTTCATCGGCTCCGGTTCGTTTACTACAGCGCGATTAGACTTGTTTCGGTTGTACACGCCCTGTGTGGTATAAGGAAAAGCTGCATAGTAGTAGGTTCCGGTAGATGACAGCCCAAAATCCATAAAAGTTGTGGATTCCTTAATATCAGCGACAAGATCGCCGTCAAATTCGTCCTTCGGATAATCAGTCGTTTTCCTTCGGATAATCGCACCTTTCACGGTGCAGAGTGTCTGTTCATTTATTACTGTGTCATTAGGAAGTGTAGCTGTGATTAAAACACAATACTGTCCTTGAGGCATACTGCCATGCGCAGTAAATGTCAGCATATTGGACGGCTCAATGCCGCCGAAAAAGTGTCGGTTTTTACCGAAAATCAGATCTTCTTCTGCCATTTTGATTGTTCTCCTTTCGCTTTAAGAATAAGTTACAACGGTGCTGATAAGCTTGCCATCGGAGTCAAAAGTCTTAACGGCTCTCGCCACTTCTGCTCCCGCTGCACTTTTCAGCACATTTGTCATTGTCAGGAATCCGTCAGAGAAAGTCTTCGTCAAAGTTCTGCCGTCACTTGCAGTAGAAGTGATAACCGTACCGTCGTCCGAAAACTCTTTGGTTCCGTCTTCGAAGCCAACCAGCAAAATCCGTTTGACTTCTTCCTTGTCGATCTCAAGTTGTAGATTACCGGCGACATCGCCGCTGAGCTGGTCTTTCATCTGGTTATACCAGGCAAGAAAATCAGCCTGTTCAGATGCGATCCACTGGTCAAGAACGGTCTGCTCCTGTTGAAGGTCGTCTTTCATTTTATCGAACCAAGTCGTGAAATCGCTTTCCTCCTGAGCAATCCAGTCATCGACTTCCTGAGATCGTGCATCAATAAACCGATCAAGCTCATCCTGCCATTTGCCAAGCAGCTCGTCCAGACTGATTGTCTGAAGAATGCCGGTTACAAATGGAGTAGATTCTGTGCCAACCATAGGGGTAATGTCAGCTTGGTTAATAACCGCAGTGCCGTATTTTCTGTAAATATAACAGAGAGGGTACTGATGGATATTTCCCTCGTTCGTCAAAGTCGGTCTCGACGGTGCGCTGGACGGATTACCCTTGACAAATTTGATGGTGTTCTCACGCACCGACTCAGTTTCGTTTACTTCCAGAACCACGGCATCGATACGATCAAGAAGCACCTCTGCTTCCGGGGCAGTCATCGGCAGGATACTGTCATTGACCGTCCATGTATGGTCAAACCAGGCTTTGCCGATACCGACATTCACGGTAAGACCGCCTGCCGCCTTCACAGCAAAAGCGGTTCCGATAGAAGCAAATACACCATCGATGATAAGTCCATCAAAGATAGCTGACATCTGTGCAGCATTGTATTTGCGGTCACCGTTAAGTGAATTGAAAAATCCGCTTGATACGCTCATTCAGTTTCTCCCTCCTTACTTTGAAATAGTTTTGAAGGTCGGATAAATTGACAATCCTTCCTCACTGTTTGAGATGACCAGCTCTGAAATGTAAGCTGATCCCTCATTGCCATATTCATTGGCGATTTGAACGATGTCTCCGATAAAGAAGTCCTCGCCGTATTTGAAAAGTCGAGTAACTTCAACTTCTCCTTCGAATGCAGTGGTTACAATATGGTCTGCCAGATTCTTCAAACCTTTTGTCCGAAGCTGCGCCATATATTCTGCATCGGAAAGAGTCCCGTCCTCAGTATCGGATGAGATGTCACGAGCATCTGTAAAAAGCTCACGCCGATCAAGCCCTGAGGCTGAGCCAACGATAGCAGTTCGCCTTGCTGCCCCTTCACCTTCTCCTGCGACCAGAGTCACATTTCGGAAACTCGCTTTGGATGAATAGTAGTTGCTGTTGATGATGTTCTCAAAGTTTGGAGAGAAAACAACATACGGATTTTCTGTTTGCTCATAAGAGCGATCAACGCCGGCATACAGACTGAATGCAAACTCATTTTCATCTGTCAGTACGATCTTGAACCCTATATTGTTTTCCTCACAAAGCCCTTTGATGACATCGTACAAACAATCGCCTGTGTATTGGTTGTCGATTTTCAGTCTTGTGATTTTAGGGTCGGTAGAAGGCACGAACACAAAGTTAGAAATCTTTCGATCGGCAATAGACGGTGAAATGATGCACTCATTTAGCATCGTCTGGATGCCATTTTGAAGATTTCCATTAAAGATTCGCTGCCCCCAGATGATGCGGCGTTCAAGAATAGACTCCAACGATCTGCCTGTGACGATAAGATGATTTCCTTCTTCTGTGTCGGCATTGATCTTGATGTCCTCGATAATCATACAGTGCTCCGAATCCTTCAGCCACAGATAGTAATCCTCTTTCAAATACTGCAAGAGTTGTGTATCCATAGCGAAGAATATCTCGAAATCTCCATACGAATTATACCGGTCAGTCCATATCATGGATTCATAAGTGTCTATGACGGCTATGGACTCAAAGTCGGTGTTTAAGACCAAAAGTTCCATAGTTATACCCCCTCATAGATGACTTTGTTTTCAATTCTAAACTGAAGATTCGTAACACCGCTGTCAGCAGTAAAGGCGAAAATGTTATCGCCTTTTGCTAAGGTAAACCAGTCGGTATTCTTATCCAAACAGTTCAGGATGTTGTACGAAACGCCTTCACGAATCAGAGTAATGCTCTTATCACCCTTTGAGGTGTTAATGACGATATCATCACTTGCGACGATACCCTTTCCAGTCAGCTTTTGGAGCTTCACAGTATCGATCTTCATGACTTCTCTGGTTTCCGTATTGTAAATATTGATGTTGCTTGCCGATCCTATTGCATGAATATAGATCGTTACGCCGATTTCGGCATCACCATAGTAAGTGATGACACCCTCCGTCTTGATCTGAATTTCGCCAAATACAAGCAAGGGTTCCGTCAGAGACTCGTTTGAGAACGGAAATTCAAACATCGGGTCAATACTGTAGAAATCCGTTACATTGTTTCCATCCTCTCCGGCTGAATAGAAGAATGGGTCAGGACAAATGATCGAGATTGAGGTCCCTTCCTGCGAGCTGAAAATGTTCGGTTCATTCGATTCCACATAACCGCTTGTTCGTACATATCGGTTATCTGTTTCGATGATGATCTCAACATTTTTCTTTGCCGGAAAGTATTTGTAGGATTTCTGTCGTATATCCTCGATCGTTTCTCCATAGACTGTGTCAACGAATACGATTTGGAAAACGATGTTTCGCTGACTCAATCTGGCAGAGTTAAACATAGAGCCGTCATTAGTGACGACTTCCGTCGTGTTGACAGTTGCTTTGACCGGACCTAAGCCGGTTACAGACTTGATGAGGAAGCCCGAAACCTCAGGCTCCCTCAAGTCAAGTTTGATTCTATCACCTAAGTAATTGGTGATAGCAAATGAGTGAATCATGTTTCCACCAATCCTTTCAACGCCGAGAACTGGTTCTTCGTCTGACGATAAATGTCAATCCTCGACAGTGCCTTAGGCGAATAGTTGTTTTGTGTGAAATTGTAGTTGTTTCCGGAGGTAGGTGTAGTACCGCCATTTTGAACGATACCAGTACCCTCATGTTCCATGCCAGCGCTGATCTTCATTGCCTGATTCCGACTCAGAAGTGCCGACAATCTACCAGCACCCTCTGTTACATCAGACAGATCAAGCAGCGGTCGAATTGTCGGTTGAGAGTCAATTCCGTTTTCGATGAAATCACCGATCTTGGAAACCGCGTTGCGGAGTCCTTCCTTAGCCGACTTTGCAACAGATGCACCGGCATCGTAAGACTTATCGGCGTAGTCGATCAGGGAATTGACAAAGCCCATACCAAAGAACCCACCAATTCGATAGCCAACTTTGGAAGGAGAGTTGATATCAAGCTCAGCTTCCGCAGCCTGTGCAGCAGCTCTTGCCATTGCTCTGGCTCGTGCTTCCGCATACCAGGTATACTCATCGATACCTTTAGCAAAATCCTCAACAAGATACTTACCGGCATTATAGAAATCGGTGTACTTATTTCGAATTGCTGTCAGACAACTATTGATGATCTGAACAAAGGCATCTTTTGCAAGCTGATTCTTTGTTCGAATACCTGCGATAAGATTTGTCATTGTGGTCTGTCCAACGGTATTAAACTCGTAGAACTTATTTCGGATTGCTGTCAGGCAACCGGATACGATTGTGACAAATGCCGACCGAGCAGATGCGTCGCCGGTACGAATGCCAGAGATAAAGTTGGTCATCATCGTCTGCCCCATGATTGTGAACTGACTGCACTTACTTGTAAAAGTAGTGATAATACCGTTAATCATGGTGGTGAAAGTGCTTGTCAGATTTCCTTGCTGTGCTTTGGCGGCATTGATAAATGTAGTGACCATTGTGTTTGCGGCTGTACTTACGCGGGAATTAGCATTCGTAAAGGCATTGATAAATCCATCGATACCAGCATTACCTAAATTCGTAAGATTCTGAGCAAATGTAGACATTCCACTTGTATCAACACTCTTAATGCCGTTTGCCAAATCCACAAGATTTCTGAACTCGACAATCACCCCACTCAACTTAGCCACATCCACTCCACTAACGCTGTTGTAGTACGCAGCAAATGACTGACCGAAAGATACCAACTGCTCGCCGAAGCTTGCAATATCGTTATCGCCTGTAAACCAGGATACGATACCGCCGCTATTCGGCAAATTGTTTGAAAGCTCAACCAGAGCTTTAGCCGCATTTGCAGAGTTTGTGACGACAGATGCATCCAATCCTGTAACGGCCAAAGAATAGTTTTTCATTGCTGTACCAAACGGGACAAGCTGCTCTCCGAAAGTTTCAAGGTCATTATCACCCGTAAACCAGGATACAACACCGCCCGTATTCGGTACTGTGTTTGCAAGTTCAAGCAAAGCCTGACCTGCGGTAACGCTATTTTGAATGACATCGGCTTTCAGTCCGGAAACAGCGTCAGAGAAATCCTTCATTGCTCTGCCGAAAGGAACAAGCTGTTCGCCAAAGTCATCCATATCGTTTTCACCAGCAAAGAAGCCAACTACGCCGCCGCTGTTCGGAACGGTGCTTGCCATCTCTGCAAGTGCCTTACCAGCGGTAGCTGCTTCAGTAATAACACTGGCGTCAATTCCGGCGACTTCGTTTGCAAAGTTACGCATGGCACGACCAAATGGAATAAGCTGTTCACCGAAGGCATTCATATCGTTCTCTCCGGCAAAGAAACCAACGACACCGCCAGTATTAGGAAGTGTATCAGCCATCTCCGCAAGAGTCTTACCTGCGATTGCAGCATTGGAAACTGCTTCTCCATCAATACCGCTGATTTCATCAGAGAATTGCTTCATAGCTTTTCCAAACGGAACCATCTCTTCAGCAAAGCCGGAGAGTGAACTTCCGCCGGTGAACCACGAGGTCAGTCCATCCAAAATATTTGCGGCTGTCAGGATAAGAATCGTTTCTGCAAGAGCCTTAACACCGTCCAGCATAGCCGGATCTATGGAAGCTGCACCGTCAAGGAACGGCTGGACATTGGTCATAAACCCGGAAAGGTCAGAACCAATTTGCGGGAATTGACTGGATACGCCACTCATAAAACCGCCGACGATACCGCCAACAAATTTACCGATTGCCGTACCAATTCCCTGAAGCAGATTACCGCCTTCATTGATAAGCCAGTTCAAGCCAGGAATTTGTGCCAGGGCACCGACCGCCGCAAGTACAAGAGCAAGCTCAGCGATGACAGCACCCATACCGAGAACACCCAGCATGGCGCCCGGAACAAGAGCAGCTACTGCGCTCAAAGCAGCCATAATTGCGGCAAGCAGACCAATACCGGCAATTCCCTGAAGAAGAGTTTCTGTATCGATGCCCTTAAGTGCATCCACAATGCCTGAGAAGAATGCCATCAATACATCCACCGCAGCCTGAATCAAACTGGGAAGATTCTTAGCGACGCCCTCAAGAACTGCGATAAGGAATTGGAAGATGGAATCAACGATAGACGGGGTATATTCTACCAACGCTTCAAGAACACCTGCAATGAGCTTCAATGCCCCATCAGCGATAGCGGGAACGCACTCAACAAGTACATCCACCAGCATAAGGACAACTGCCTTGACTGCTTCACCAATGGCTCCTGCACTATCAGCGATAACTTTGCAGAATTCGACAATTGCCTCACCGATCTTGGCTACAATTGCAGGAATAAGGGCTGCGACACCAGTGATGATAACAGTCAAAGAAGCGACGATGGCTGTAGCACCGGCAGTTCCCGCAGCAGCAAGAGCTGTTAAGCCTACTGCCAAGGCGGACAAACCGGCACCTGCCAGAGCAAGCCCGGCACCAATACCGACAACTGCTACCCCGATTAGTGCCAGCGAGCCACTCAAAGCGAGAATGGAAGGAACCAACGGAGTCAATACAGCACCTGCAACACCGAGGATAGCAAATGCACCTGCCAGGGTAACGAGACCTTTCACGATGGAACTCCAACTCATGGCGCCGAGAATAGCCAGTACCGGAGTAAGCACCAAGAGGGCACTTGCAGCAACAAGAAGCGCCGCAGAACCTGCAAGAGTGCCTGTCATGGCATTCAGACCGATTGCAAGAATGGCCATTGCGCCGCCCAGAGTGATAAGACCCTTGGCGATTTCCTCCCAAGACATTGAACCCATCTGGTTAAGAGCATTGGCAAGTATAAGCAAAGCCGCAGAGACAGCAATAAGACCAGTGCCGATGCCGATCATGTTTTTCGGCATGAAGTTGACAGCAATTGTAACCGCCGCCAAAGCCCCGGCCATAGCAATAAGACCTCTTGCAATTTCGTCCCACTGCATTCCAGAGAAGTCTTTTACAGCCGATGCAAATATCTTCATAGCTGCTCCGATAGCAATGAGCGCTACGCCTGTAGAGATTACATGTTTAGCGTTACCAGTAAGCTTGGTGAAAGCGGTAACCTCAGCAAGAAGCACTGCAATAGATGCAAGCCCCTTACCGATGTCTTCCCATTTCATTTCGCCGAAATCTTTGCAGGCAGAGGCCAACACCTTGATTGCTGCTGAAAGAATTACAATACCTGTAGCCGTAGTAATGGATTTACCGCTTAATTTTGCGGTTCTCAGGAACAGAGAAACCTCGGCAAGCAATACACCAACGCCGATAAGACCTTTTGCAAGCTGGTTCCAGTCCAATTTAGCAAGTTGTTCGCAAACAGAAGCAAGAATCTTGATTGCGGCTGCAAAGATCACCATTTGAGTAGCACCCTTGATGATGGTTTTACTGTTGGAACTCATAGCTTTGGCTGCGGCAACCATCATAGTGGTCAAACCCGCAACACCAATGAGACCGGTGGTAAGCTGTTTTGTGTCCAGATCTGCGATCTTTTTAAGTGCACTCGCCAAAATCAGCACTGCCGTAGCAATACCGAGCATAGCAGTTACACTCTTCATCACACCAGTTGCCTGACCGCTTATTTTGTTGAATACAGCCATCGAAGCAAGAAGTTCAGCGAATAGCACAGTGATTGCTCCAAGAGCCACATTCAGCTTTTCACTGTCTACAAGACTAAGTGCAATCAAAGATGCAGTAAGAATAGCAATAGCCGACGCGATCTTCAACAATGTACCCGCCTGCAACTGATTCTGATAAGCTTCAAAGCATCCTCGAACACTGTCAAGAATTCCGATAAAAGATTCCTTGAAACTACCGATATCTTCAATAGCTTTTCGGAAGGTGCCAACAAACTTTGTGATGCCGACAGCAATAGCACCGAACGAGATACCATTCAGCAGATCAATAATTCCGCTGAAATTAGCTTCACCAAGATTCTTTGCTAAGGAACTGCCGAGTTCGCCAAGGATTTTAACGATGCCACTTCCGATTGTCTTAACAGCATTCCATATGGCAGAGAGAAGCTGAACAAATTGGCAATTAGCAAGAGCTTCACCAATGACCTCAAAGGCGACGATAATCCCAGATTTCATCTCACCGGCTGCTTCTCCGACTTGAGTCATCCTCTCATGAATTCGCTCAAGCAGAGAATGAAACAATTCGAAATTGGCGGATTCAAATTTTTCTTTGATCTTGTTCTTCAGTGTGGATAAAGCTGTCATAATTGTCTGTATGACCGTAGCGATACCCTCACCAACTTTCTGGAATGCTCCACTGGTTTTGATAAACTCATCAAACGCAACAATAGCATCGCCAATCCCGCCAGTGAAACCAAGAATTCCATCTCCGAGTGTTCCAAACCCGCCAAACAACGGTTTAATTGCCGTAAATATAGCAGAAAAGGCTTGTTTAACGATGTCCAAGATCGCAAACAAGCCTTTGAAAGTGGATTTTAGATTAGCTGAAGCTGTATCACTGAGCTTCAAATTTGCTGTGAATTTTCGCAAATTCTCAGTAATATCATAAAGCTGCTGGGCTGTGGTGGGAGGAAATATCTCACGGAATGCCTCATAGATCGGTTTGATAACACTCTGAACGCCTTCAAAAGCATTTTTAAGTGCCTCAATCAGTTTGGTTCTTCCGCCAAGATCTTTCCACCCTTGCAACATCTCATTGCGAGCATCTGCTTGGGCATCGATAAATCCACCGATAACCTGACTGAGTCCAGTCCAAAGTTCTTTGGCTTCCTCAAAATCACCAAACAGGATTTCCCATGTATTTGCCCATCCGGAGCCTACGGCTTCCTTGAGAGTATCTATCAACTGAGTGAATGTCTTAACATCCTGTGCAGCCGCAAATGCTTTAGCACCGATTTCGGTCGTTTCATCCGCATAATTACGAAGAGTACCGACCAGAGCTTCCGTGGTCATCCACTGATCCTGCAAAGAATCATTGAAGCCATGTGTGGCATCGATGACATTACCCTTAACCGTTTTATACATGCCGTCGGCAGTTTTAGTCAAGGTGCCACAGGCAACAGCCGACTCAAGAAGCTGAGTCTTAAATTCAACGGTCGCCATATTAGCGTTCTCAATAGATTTCCAGTCGATCAGCTTGACATAACCGGAAGACAGTGCCTGCGCAAAGTTATACATGGCACGGGATGCCTCATTTGCATTGGCGCCGGACACAGCGGCAACATTCGACACACCCTGAATAGCCATTACTGCATCCTCAAGACCGACACCAGCATTGGTAAATTTACCGATGTTGGAAGTCATATCTTGGAAGGAGTAAATGGTCTTATCCGAGTAAGTGTTCAATTCCTGAAGATACTTATTAACTTCTTCAAGAGAGGCGCCGGTACTCATCATGATGGTCTGAATTGACCCCATCTTCAGCTCGTATTCCTCAAAACCCTGACTAATGGGTTCGATTGTCAAGGAACGGAGCATCTGTTTACCGGTGTTTACAACTGAGTTGGTGATGTTTGCAAGGGCGGTTACAGCCATGATCTCCAATGCCGAGAATCGAGTCTTTACTGTTTCAACCGCAGAGCCAAGCCCCGACATATCGACTTTCTTAGCAGCGCTGTCAATGCTCTCAAGACCTTTTGTAGCGCCATCCATATCCAAACTTTTCTTTAATTTTTCAATGGTAGACAAACTGGTTTGAACATTGCTCTCAAACTGCTTATTATCAAACCGCATTTCTACGACTCTTTCGTCGATAGTTTTACTCATAGCTTCGTAACCTCCTTCCATGCTTCATTTGCGATTTTATCAAAAATAGGCTGGATAGCAGGATTGATGTAATCTCGCCCCTGTACCCAGCCTCCGTTACGGGTTCCATGACCATATTGCAGAATGATCGCTATCGGAACCCCATTTTGAATATTTGAGTTGTAAAAGGTGATCTTTGCAGATCCATTTCGGTTTACGATCTCGTAATACCATGAACTGGCGGTCAAACCGGAATCGACAGGCGTTGCAGACGCAAGAGCAGCGACCCCTTCTCGGCCATACTTGTCGAGGTCTCCGAGATGGACCACTTCCTTTGCCCTCTCCAAAAAGCGTGTAACCTTAGAGAAGTCTCCCTTGTGACTGAACCTTATCATTCACGGACCTCCTTATTTAAGAAGCTGATTCACCCGATTCTGTATTGCGGAAGGATCGTAACCAGCTGCCTTCAGCCGATTAGTCCTGTCCACACCGTTACCCCACAGCCCCTGAATTACTTCACGGGCGATCTGGTCAGTGCTTTTTTTCGCAGAAGATACAGAGACTGCCGTTCCACTTTTGGTTGTTACATAGGTGTCAAAACCAGCAGCTTTCAGCTTTGTAGCCATAGCGTCAGCATTTGTTTTCTTACTGAATGCGCCGACCTGAATCTTGTAAAGGTTATCGACCTTAACCATGTAGGTATCGAAACCGGCAGCTTTCACCTTCTGAAGCATTGCATCTGCATTCGCCTTGTTGCTGAAAGCTCCTGTCTGCACCCGATAAAGTACCTTATTATCGGCAGGCTTCTCAGTTCCACCAGCAGAGCCCCCAAGCTTAGCCGTAACTTTGGACGCAAGATCGCCCATTCGAGCATACATCCAGTCACCAGGGCAACTCTTGTTGGCAAACCAACGATGTACGGTCAGAACCATTTCATTGGAAGCTGGCTCATAGTTCAGAGTCTTTGTTTTATCACCGAACCAGAGCAGCTTGGTTTTCCCGTAACGCTTGCAAATGTCTGTGCAAAGCTCGATCAGTTTTGCATATACAGTGTCGTTGAATGCGTAAGGATGTGTAGCATCGCTGGCACACTCGATCGTTATCGCACGCTGGTCGTTTGCATTAGAGGACGAACACCATGAACGGTTCTTCTCTTCCACATACATACCTACTCGACCATCTACGCCGATACCATACTGACAGGAAGCCTGTCTGGAAGTCGGAGCAAAAATATTGCCAAGGGTTTCCACCGAGCACTGACCAACTACACAATGAGGCGTGATACGGTCAACAGCATGGGTTCTCTGTCCAGAATGATTAGGACTTAACTTGGTATAAGATACCAAAGGGCTGTTACTCATTTTTCGTTTCCTCCTTCACGCTCTGAATCTGTTTCAGCATCTGAATAACCTTGTCATAACCAACCGTAGAGATCAGGAAGCCCAGATACATCAGAACGACGATCTCAACCCCAATCTTCATAGTAAAGACCGTGTCAGTCATGATAAGGTAAATCACGCTAACAGCACAGGCGATCAGGACTGACAGAACTGCCGCAAGAACATTAGAAGAATACTTGACCTTCGTTCCATCAAGCAGCTTCTTAATACCCTCCACTGTCAGATTCGTGATAACGGATACGATCAACAGTGCTGTAGTCAAAAAACTGATAGGCATAACTAAACCTCCTCATAATTCGTATTTTCTTCCGGTTCGCTTTCCTGCTTGAGTCGTTCTTCACGCTTTTCGAAGAATGTTTCAAAAAGGGCTTTGAAGAAGTAACCAAGCATAACCCCGACAACGGTCGACGCTATTGTGCTGGAAAGCGATTCCGCAATTTGTACTTGCCCCATAAATGCAAGCACATAAGACAGTTGTAAATCAACCAGCGAAACCACCAGAATGATTGCTACTGCCTTTTTGGTAAAAGTTTTAAGCCAGTTATTGTAAGGCCGTTTCTTATAGCAAACTCGCCTTAACATGCATTTTCGGCATCGTCTGTTCATTCGATCACCCCTTAGAGCCAAAGCGTTTTCGATTGGCAGCGTTAATAGCTGCGTTCCGATTCCACATTTCACGCTTACTTCTTCGCTTAGGTGGAGAGCTCTTGACATTACATACCCGTATGAGGGTCAGCAGTCTGTTCAAATGCCATTTTTGAAACTCCACAGGGATGTTATAAGAAATCATCCAGTAGTAAATAAGCTCAGATGTAACCGTTTCTTTATTACCTCTTGTCTGCTTATCCTCGATAAGACAAGTAGCAGTCATAGGTGCTTCGATGTACGCATTGATGGCGGCGTAGTTTTCAGCAGACAGCCGAGTATATACTTCGGGATCGACATTCTGGGTTAAGGTCATGCATCGTACATAATCAAGAATTTCCTCATCGGTTTTTTCTTGTTTTCCGAGAAATGCCTTATTCCATTTGCTTTCCCATTTTGAAAGAGAGACTAAGGAATGCTCCAACTGCAAAGCCTGCTCTTTCTTGTAGACAAATTCTTCATGAATTTCATCCCAAAACTCGGCAGCCGGCACAGTAATTTTCAGCATTCCTTAGCCCTCCGAGCTTTCTTTAATTAGATGCGATGGGCGCAGCCTGCTTATTGCCGTTGGCACGCATCACACGGTTGACAAATTCGGATGCAGCGCCGGCATCGGTGACAAGCTTCTCAAACAGGACCTCATAAGCGGGAGTTTCCATAAAGCCTCTGGAAATTTCCTCAGACTTCATGAAGCGTCTGCCATCATCGCTCTTCTCGCCATAGGCGGTCTTAATAAAGTTCTCGAAGAACTCCATAATAAGCGCCCCATTCGGACTGGCAGCAATACTCTTAAGCTGGACATCGTAGCCACCCTTTGCGCTCGCCTGCATTTTTACGATTTCAGGCTTGGACAGATCGAAGTAAAAGTCTTCAGTTCTCTGAATACCATTCAGATCGGTATAAGTGATAGTTTCCTTAGTCATTGAAATTTTTCTCCTTTCAAATTAAAAAAAGTAGGAGCCGCCAGCTTACCTGAATACGGCTCCATAATTTTTACAGATTAGCCCTGCGGATTCTGAGTCTTATCGAACAGTTCAATGATCTCATCAGGCAGAGGCAGACGAGGCTCGACACCATCGTTACCGACATCGGTGGTCGAGTCCTTACCGTACAGGATCTCTTCCAGCTTAGTCATGAACTCGGCACTAAACTTAGTGGAGTCAAAGGTCAGCGTGGCTGTCGGCTTCAACTTCTTACCGTTGACCAGCTTGTTGATAGAGACAGGCGTGGTGCTGATTTCCCAGGACAGAGTAGCCGCCTCAGGACTGTCGTTGACAGTGCTGTAACCCTTTTCAGAAGGCGCTGCCAAACAACCATAAACCAGATGCAGCTTATAACCGTAATCGTTCAGATCGGTATCGTTACCCAGAATGGTACGATATGCCAAGCCGAAAGTCTTACGGGACTGCTGACCGGCGTACATACCGGGCATGATCTCAACGGAACCATCACACTCGGCAAACTCGTCAGGATACATATACGCCTCGACGGTAGCACCGAATTCTTCGTTTGAAACCAGGTTGACATACTTGATGTTGTCAGCGTAAATCGGGGAAGCCTCGGCCCCGGAAGGACTCTCGGTAACGGCAGTCAGACCATTCCATGCGACGCCCTTGTTATAAACGCCGCCGGTCTGCATCGGATAGAGAACGCCATGGTCACAGCCGGTTTCGTACAGGCGCTCGCCAGTTTTATCCCAAATGATTTTGGACATAAAGATATTCCTCCTTATCAGAAATAGAGCGAGAAATTCCAGTGATTCAGATTCTCGCTTGCATAATATCGTTCAAATCGGCAGGTAGGTATAGAAACCACCTTACCGACAAGTTCACTATCCGGGTCAGAGTCAATAACAGTGACTGAATAGTGCCTGTGAGATGAATAAACCCCGTTATCGGCGTACACATTTTCGATATCATCAAGTGCATAAACGATAGCGGGGTATTTCATTTTTACCGACTCAGGAGGTTGAAAATACACATTTCTGCTTTCAAGGATTTTTTCCAGGAAAGTTTGCAGATTAAGCCTGCTCGCCATTGTATACACCTCCCATAGTCAGTATAAGTCTTGGGTACTGAACTTCGACACTTGTGACTTTCCATTTAGCACCCATAAACTCAACATACCTCATCGAATGAAAATTCTCATTGGCAAATGGATCGGCTACGATACTGATCTCATTCGCAACATTGATGTTGTCGTTGAGTTGTTCCGCAGACTGAAGCCTACGGGTGTTACGGGTTAAATCACCATAGTACATACGCTCGATGATCTTCTCCGTCCAAACACCCGGCTTAGTCTCTTCCGTTACAGCGTAGCCGATTACTCCATAAAATTTAGCCATTTTGAATTTTCACTCCTCGCTGAATTTAGCCGCCAATATTGGCAGTGACATCCTCTTCCAGAGCGATAGCAGACATGACACGAGTGTTGGCGCCGGAGCAACGAGTCTCCAACAGGCTCTTCTCCTGGTTGAAGTCAATATCGAAATCGGTGAAGTGAGTGATTTCGCCGCCCTTGGTAGCGCCCAGAGAATAATCAGCCAAGTTGACCATCAGACCCAGAAGTTTCTTGGTCTTGCTGTCCGTGGTAGTACGAGTCTTACCCTCGAACTGTTCGGCGGTGATGATCTGTCCAACATTCAGAGCCGCAGCCAGATCGCTGACCTTGTCATAAATGCGGCGTCCATTCAGGTCACGGGCAAGCAGCATGACATTGACCAGATGAGGCGTGCAGTAGAAGTCGGGAGTGCCGGAACCCTTATACTTCTCACGAGCATACAGCAGAGACTGAATCACGGCTTCTGCATAAATGTAATTCTCGCCGAAATTAGCGGAAGTGTTGGTACCCTGAAGTATGCTCTTCATGCCGGCAATGTCGACATCAGCATGAATGGTGTACAGCTCGTCATCCAGCCAAATCGGGCGGATCTTATCCTCAGCGATCTTACCATCAGCACCGACATCACGACCGTCACCGATCATGATAGCCGTAGCCAGTTCCTCGTTCAGATTCATACGGTCAATACCATACAGGTACTGCACCACATCGAAGTCCTGAATATCGATGATGTCGTCACGATCAAGCTTACTCTTTACATACACGGTCTGAGGATCAGTCGTTCTGTGGAGCAGCTGAATATTGCCAACATAACCCTTCTGGGCACCCTTCTTATAACCCTTGGCACGGAGATCCTCAATGTTACGCAGATCAGCCTGGCGGGTACGGATACGGGAGATAGGGCTCTTATGAACCTTCTTCAGAACCTCGTTTACCCACCCCTGGTCAGTGGTAAGCAGTTCGGGAGCACCGGGACGAACATCCTTGTACTCGGGGAACAGGGTTTCAATACCGTCGATACCATGAGCCAGAACGCTGTCAGGATTCTGTTCTGCGTAGATGTCCATAGCAGTACGAAGACTGCCGACGCTGTTGGACTTAGCCATAGAAATGATGCTTGCCTGGTCAGCATGAGACAGAACCTCGGTCTTCTTCTGCTGATCGTTGTCAAAGACATTATGTTTCATTGTGTTATCCTCCTTATTGGATTCAGATTTGTTGTCGGAATCATCTTTGGATTCCTTTTCGGGTTCGCCTTCGAGAGCCTGTGCGATAAGCGCATACATTACATTCTGCTGCTTCTCGGACATGGAATCGATCACATCAGCAATCGTCTCTTCCTTGTTTTCAGCAGGCTTGTCCTCTTTGGAATCCTTCTTTTCCTCGTCTTCCGGATCATCCTTAGATTCCGCAGAATGAGAAAGACAGAGAGGCATTCCGGTATAGATGATAGCCTCATCATCGGACATTTCGCCGTGCTTCAGCATAGAGTCGATAAACGCACCAGGATTAGCACCCTTATGTACCAGACTCACCTCGCAAATACAGCCATGCAGCACATCAGGTCCAGCCTGCTGAAGCTGATTGGCGTAAATGGACAGAGCACAGATGTCACCGTGCTTAATGAGGACCTTCGCAATTTCGCCATCAGCGGTGTCATTGAGAAAGCCATAGGTGTAAACACCTTCCTCACGATTCTCAAGCCATGCATGACCGAGAACATCACGAGGACTGTTGTGCTGATGATTCCAGACCAGCGGGACTTTAATACCGTCGTTATTCTTAAAGGCGTCCCGACGAATTACTCGTCCATCAGAACACTTAAGGTCGTTTCGGGTTGCCCAGCCGCTGAAATCACAAGCCTCAACCGAAAAAGGTCTACTCATTTTGAATTTCCTCCTTACTTTTTCGATTTTTGCTTAGAGATTTTGTCGTCCAAATCACTTGCTGAGTCTCCAACTGAATTAGCTTCGGCAATGGGCATTTCTTCCGACTGCTGATTGGAACCGGACGGCGCACTCAGGTTCTTATTTCTGAGTTCGTCTGCTCTCGGGTCCTCAGAGGGTTTCATACCGACTACCTGACGAATTTCATTCGAAGTCATGATTTCATTTCTTGTAAACTTGTCAGCAATTTCAGCAATATCATTGACAGGAACCAGTTTGAACGGGTCTCTGAAGAATGAAATTGACTGGTGTTGTGATCGGGCAGTTTTGGTCAGAAACTTTCGTTTCATCTCATCAACAATAGCGGAAATGATCGGCTCGATTGTCCGGTTGTTGTAGTTCAGCATTGTCTTCTCGTCCGCTGTTCCATCCAAAATGCTCTGAGTGATCCCCAACTGGCTGTATAGCATACTCGTCAAGTATTCAATCTGGGACATCAGGTTGTTGTTCACGGAACGATTCAACTGTGTGATATGCTCGGTACCATCAGTATAAGCAATACCATACTTCGAACCTGACAACTGGTTTTCTATATCTTTACGCCGATTTTCGGCCTGTTGACGCCTTGCTTCTGTCTTGATGACATAGGGGAGCTGAATAATCAAATCGAGCTTTCCAGATCCGCTTTGCTCATCAATGACATCAAGTAGGTTAAGTTTACGAATGAGCCGCTGCATAGTTGAGTTCGGCTCATTGATAACTGCATACAGTGGATTTTCAATGATAGCCACTGCACTTTTCGGCACCACAATATCTTCTTTTCTACCCGTTTGTTCATTGTACACACGAGCACGAATATACTGCGGATACCAGTCTAAAATCTGTCCGACACGCAGAGACTGTATATCATACGAACCGGACACATTTGGGTCAGTCGTGGTGTCGACCGGAACGATAGCTACGCTTCCTTCATCAAACATAGAGATAACTACATCCTGAACGAACGACCGTGCCGTCTGATCGACATTCGCTTCCAAAGTGAGGCAATTATTCAATCCGTCATCGATGACCGAAAGAAAACGCCCATTTTCATCCAACCGAACATGCTGAACATTCAGGGCCGCAACATCAAGCGCAATTCGGTTATAAACCGATGTGACGATTGATCTTTCATTGCCTCTGGACATTCTTGGTCTGTCAGCTCGATATGGATAACTCATACCTAAGTCCCGGTAGTTCATTTGAATATTACCGGTAAATGCATTCCAAGCATGTTTCAGTCTGGAACCAAAAGACATCTCCATTTTGAATCATCACCTCCTTAAACCATATCAACATTTTTCTTCTTATAGGCAACTCGACCGGAAGCCCAGATACCATTCTTCAGCTGCTGCATATCATAGCCTCTGTCAGCCAGAGCCATATGCACGCCGACTTCACCTCGTTTTGCAACGAATTGAACGACACGCCCTGAAGGTGCGGTAACATTCTTGACGGACTCATTCATCAGTTCAGCCATCTTCCGATTATAGGAATTGATAGCCGAAGAACTGATTTTACCTTTCGATGTCACAGAAGAAGGATTTTTCAATAGTTGATTGGCATACTGATCGAGTTCTTTGGAAACATCTTTGCGGGCTTTAGATACAATTTTGTCGTGGTTTTTATGAGCCCAATTTGCGTCTTTCTTTTCCAAACGCTTTTGACCGGCTGTGGTCAAAGTTCCGTCTTTGTTCTGGAAACGACGAACGCCCCATTTCTGACCGAGAATACCATGATGATACATCTCATCCAACTTGACCACCTCCTTATTCAAATGCATCTCGATTGAGTTTATAAGCAATATAAGCGTCCATCATTGCCGCAACAGCATCGATTTTCTGCTCGTATCGCTTCTTCAAAAGTTTACGGTTTCCATTTGTATCTTCAAGGGTAATGCAGTTACCCATAGCGAAGGTCATAAGGTCCTCATCGAAGATAAGCATTCTTTCTTCAGAAAGCTTTTTCAGTTCTCCAAGTGGAACCGACTCAGTTTTAGCGCCTTGGATAACTTTCTCAATTCCAAACGGACCGTTTTCAGATTCCCATCTCGCTACAAATTCTTTTGCGTTATAAGGGTCAAACCCAAGACATCGAACATCATATCCGCACTCCTGAATATGGTTATCCAAATCTTCATAGACATCCATCATATTAAGTACAGCACCCTCTAAAACAATTAAACTGCCCTCCGCCATGAATTGATCGTATTTGATCCTCATAGCAGCAGGCAGCTTCATTAAAGTTGTAGAGGTAATATAGTTTCGTGTCTTGATGCCAAAAGAACCATTTGGCAGAGGAAACAAGAATGTAAATGCGCAGAAGTCATCGCCCTGTGATAAGTCTGCACCGAGAGAACAAGGCATCTGCCAGTAGTCCCTCTTTCGATGCGGAAGAGTTTCTTCGTAAGTGAAGTAATAGGTGTAACCCTCCATAGGCAGTCCAAATCTCTTTGCAAGAATATCGTTTCGGGCAGCTGGAGCTTTTTCAGCTCGTTCAACATCAAGCTGATAAGTTTCATAGCTTACAGTTTTTCCGAGATTCGGATTAGCCTTGAGCCACATTTCCGGATCTCCGACTTCGTCAATGGAATCAAGTTTGTACCACCATATCGAAACATGGGGATTGATGTAGTCGCCCTTAAGGATGTCCATCAACTCCATTTTGATGGTGTCGCCACTTCCATTACGAACTGTACCTTCCGAGCTGATTGCAACGATGATGTAGTCATTCACCTTGGATGCACCCTGCTCAATGGCACCGATAACATCCTCTCGAATGTCACCGGAAAGCCACTCATCAACAGTCGCGACCTTAATCTGTAGACCCTGAAGCTTATTGATGCTCATAGGTCTGACCTCAAGAAGCGAACCAGTCAGGAAGTTTTCAACGCCCTTTTTTGTAGAAGCTAACTTTGTGCGATTCGCTTTGGAACCAGTTGTGTTTTGTAAAGAGCCTTCTGTCAGGAACTGAAACAGCGGTCCTCTCGAACGGGTGATAGCGGTACGAAGAGGGGACATGACTTCCTCAGCTTGCTTCATTGTAGGTGCGGTCGTGATCTGATGAGTGGTAGATGTATCAACATTCAGGAAGTAACCTTGCAGAGTCGAGCCATACATTGATTTTGCGGCACCTCGCGCAACGATCAAATACTGCTTGTTGATTAACCGCTTTTTTACATTCTTACGAACATAATGCCCGCCATGACCATCGGGATTCGGCTGATAAACACTTCGTTCGACGAAGTAGTACCAACCAAAGATCTGTTCACCCCATAGTTTGAAACTGTCCAAAAGGCTAAGATCTGACCCATCTGTTAGAGTGAGTTCGGACTCGCAATAAGCGATCCATCCCTCAACAGCTTGGTCGTCATAGTACACACCCGGATTAGCAATAAGATCGTCAATGCGATTCATCTCCATAGAGATCTCTTTGCAAACCGGAATTTCCCCTCGAATCACGGCATCACGAAACATGCCATAATACTTGGGAACGGCAGTGTTTGATAATGCCATAAGTACCTCCTTAGCCAGCTTTCTTAGCCATACCGTTTACAATTTCTTTGATCTTGCCATAGTTATTGTAAATGGTCAGAGCAGTCGAAGTAGCAGTTGCAATTGTACCGGCAACTTTCAGTGTTTTCGATACATATTCCTTTCCACGATTTACATCAGTCGAAGACAGCTGACTGTACTGTTTCTCCATCTGAAGTCGGTTCAGCCGATTGCGAAGCTCTGCATCACTCATAGATTTAACGCTCTTACTGTTATGGGCTTTAGTATAATCCTCATGAGCAGGAGCATCAGATTTAGAAGAGCTTTCTCTTTTCTTTCCAGCCGTGGTGCGAGTACCGTCTTTGTTCTGGAAACGGCGAACGCCCCATTTCTGACCGAGAATGCCGTGATGGGTAAGTGCTGTATTGTCCATTTTGAAATCCTCCTCTCACATTTAATCCGGATCAACTGTTACATTGATTCGCCATTCGAGCTCGCTGATCTGTCGGTTGATTGCTTCCATGACGGCTGAGCTTAAAGGCGGATCAAATGTCAGTTTTACCTTCAGGTAGATAAAAGTTTTTACAAATTCAAGACGAGGATCATCATACAAGAATTCAGACCAGGTCTTACTTGCATCTTCGATACGGAATCCTTCTTCAGGACCGACACCGAGCTGCGTCAAGACCGAGAATGCCGAATTGATGTACATTACGATGTCCGGGTCAAAGTGCTCATACTCTTCAGCAATTCCGAGCAGCTTTTTAATCGATGTCAGTATACTATCCATATCGCGTTCTCCTTACTGCCTGACGGCTACAAATTTCTTCATACAGAATCCTTCGATGCCGGCAGCAGTGCAGACAGCGTACCAGTCATCATTGGAATCGCCCATGTCAATTTCCAATTCGTCAAGACAGGTCACAACGGTTACTACTCTGGAATCCTTAGATGGCTTTTCACGAATGTTCAGCTTCAGGCAATCAGTGACGACACCGATCACATTCCGAGCTGCATCTTCGCAAAACCCTGCTTCCTGCTCCTCGATGTTATCGGTCGATTCATCAAGAACAGAGTTTTCATAGATTTCCTTAGTCATTGAAATTTTCTCCTTTCATTATTTTCGCCAGGGACAGGTATCATTTTGTGTGCGTTGAACAGGTGGAAGAACCAGTAAGCTTTCATCACCATAGTGAATCGCATTGTGTGTATTCAACTTGGTGCAAACTGCATTCTCCGGATCGAAAACGCAGGGGCTCTGATTTAAGATATCTTCATAAGTAATCGGATTCAGATGATGGATCAATACGGAACCAAAGATTTCATAACCCGGCATACCAAGATCACAACCTTCATCCCGAATGATAATTTCATCTCGGAATTGCAGCCATTGATCCGAATGATAAAACTCTTGGTTCAACCATCGCTTAAAACCGAAAGTTTCTTTTCCAACGGAACCATCAAGCTTTAAGTAGAGAAATCGTTCTTCAAATGTCGGCAATGTAATTAACTCCGAATAGGTTTTAATACTCATCGTCTTCACCGCCTGCACCGGAATATCTCCTAAACGCTTCGAGAGCCTTGTTGTACAACTCCTTGGCTTCACTGTTGGAATTTAGATTCTTGGTCTTCGCTTCGATAAGCTCTTTCTGCTTCTCCAGAATCTCCTTTTCAATTCGTTCCTTACTGGAACCGAGCTTCAAATAATGTGTTATGACCTGAGAAGAAGCAGTTCCGTCTCTGAGCTGCTTTTCAGCACATTGAACCGCCAAAGAAATCATTAAGTTCTCTTGCGCTTCGAGAGATGTCGGTGGTCTCAATGGGCTGTTTGAGTCGGAAGAGCTTGCAGCTTTACCTTTTGGCATTGGCACTGCCTCCTCTCTTAAAAAATTTGGTGCGGATAACAGGAGTTGAACCTGCACGGAGATAACCTCCAATAAATTCTGAGTCTATTGCGTCTGCCAGTTCCGCCATATCCGCATACTTGTACTGCACTTTTTATCTGAACCGATGCTCTTTTAGGTGAGAATAGGTGCAGTATTTGAAAGAACTTACAGAGTTGAATTTCCACCAATCACCGAAAGGAGAAAAGAAACATGAAAGGAGATGTTCACACTTTATGGAAAATGTCTCAACCCTGTAAGCTCGTTCAAATACTGCACCCGTGGGGTAAACCCCATTCCCAAAATATCCCTCCGGAGATTTTTTTAAGACCGCCGCGATGAGGTAGGGGGTGCATTTTTGGAGACCCCCTCCCCATGCCTTTAAGCCCTGCGGCAGCAGTGCAGATCAAGTGATTATTTGTTTGTATTGACTTCAAGTTCAAATGTTTTCAGAAAAGAAAACAAAAACTTTATTCAAAGAGCATTAGACCTCAACCTATAGTTCAAGCCTTGTCTGCTTTTGTTGTCTTCGTTCTCTTAACTTTCTTATAAATGTTCATGAAGTCGTAACGAATGATCTCGTCAATCGCTCTTTCAATCTCTTGATTGTTTTCTTCTTCAGAGAATTGGTCAGAAGTGTGAGCAATTCGGTCGAGATAAGCGCAAGTGTTGTAACCCTTTTCCACATCAAACAGGAACCAATCGGAGAACTGTTCAAATGGATTGTAAGGGTTGTCAAATGTAGTAAGGGCACAAGAACCATTCATACCAGTCACTCCTTTCAATTTAAGTAATTAGACACTGTGCTCGTTGAAATACCAAGAGCTTCAGCAATTTCCGATGTGCTGTAGCCAGAAGCATTCATTGAAGCGATCTTATTCTGCTTTGCAGTGCTGAGAGTTGTTGTCGCTCTCGGTGTTGCACGCTGTCTAAGACTGTCAATGTCCACATTGTCGATGATTTGGGTAAGCTTATTCTCGCTAATAGCGCCAGCTTGAATTGCTTCCCATTCACGGTCTGTAATCTTGATGGTCTCTCGCTTTGCACCAACAGAGGCACGAGCCTGAGTAAGCGCCTGCTGGCTTGCTTTCTTGAGCTCACCCTTTGTCATATCCGGATTGTCCTGCTTTTTAGCAGCCACTACCGCATTAGCCATAGTCTGAGCCTGCCTTTCTCTGGGTGCATTCTTCAGAGCTACATTGAGCTTAGCATTCAGAGAATCGACCTCAGCTTGATAGGTCTCTTTTGCAGTTGCGGAGTAGGGTACTTTTCCGGTGGAGAGGATCTCAAGACGAGCCTGGTTGCCCAGGGCTTTCATTTTGTTGGCATAGTTAGCATAAGCACGCTCCACGGGGGTATCAGCTTCGGATACCAGGGTATAGGCATCCTTTGCCTCAGCCATCTTAGTGCTGGGCTGAGTACGCTCTTTGACCTTGCCAGTTCGCTTGTCAACGTAAACAGGGTCATCTACATCTTTCCATATGTATTCACCAGTTTTTTCGTCGATTTTTGGGCTACCTTGCCTCTTGATAATGGAAGTCTCAGACTTAGCACGGGAAATCAGAGTCGAAGCACCCTCATGGTATCTTCCATCCTCATCAACTGTACCCTGATACTTCTTTTTCAAAGAGCTGATGCCATTGTCGATCTCACTTTGCTTGTAATCCAGCTTGTGTTTTTCAGCATCGATAACTACCATGCTATGACGAACTGCTCTTGCAAGCTCATCCTGCGTAGCTCCCTTCAAAGTCATGTCGGTAATCAGATTAGAAATGACACCCATCTCTTTCTGTGTGTTCTTCATAGGCTTGAAAGTGCCAGCAGGTTTTCCGCCATACTCTAATTTTGGGTCAAATCCTTCAAGCCCCTTCAGAGGAGGAGTGGAAGTAATCTTGACCTTACTTTTACCAGAATTACAGGGGATGACCATGACAGTATCACCATCAAAGTCGGCACCTGAAAGCCGTTCTGCAACCTTACTGTTAATACCGATGGCATCTTTAGGGGTGTTACCAAGGATTCGGCGAGCCTCTGCCTGCTTGTTATTCACTGTCAAGATAGGAATCTCAAAAGTTCCGCCATGTGGATACCGAACCAGAGCTACTGTCTCACCATTCTTATAATTCGGAGCATACACTTCATTGTCTTTCATCGAAGTAATGGGCAGAATCACCTGATATTTCTGACGAGGAAGAGCAGCTGCCTGAAGGTGCACAGCAGCAGAGTCGCAATCATCCGCAAAGGATTTCAGTAATGATTTTTTGACCGTCGGATTTGTCAGCGAGCAGATTTCATCAAATTCAGCCATCTTATCAGATGCCGCCAAGTTCAGCTGTTTATTGACCAGACTCAAACTCTGTTTAGAAAGAAACTGGGAGGGGAGTTTATCCGCCCATTCGCCCCAGTCGCCCTCTTCAGCACGCTTATTGATAAGGGAAAGCTGTCGTTTGCCATCAGCATCGATGTAATAGCTCTGCCCACCGGCTTTGATAAGTGAACCAAACGGATTGTCAGGGTCATCCTTGACCTTCTTCAGAACATCCGATGTCGGGGTGCCTTTTTTCTTATTGGTATTGAACATTACATCCACGCCATCAGGAAGATCATCAGAATAGACAGCCATTCCTTTCAAATATCTATTACCATCCACCAGAATGCGAACCTGAGCATAATGGGAATCACCAAGAGACAAGTCATCTACACCGCGACGAATTTCAATGACACCGTCTTTCTGAATTCCGCCGTCTTCTGCATAACGGATTTTCAAGCGACTTGAATCCATGCTTTTGGGATAGACGAACTTATCGAAAGTCTCGCCGTCATCATGAGACACATAGTCTCTGACAGAATGAACATTCTCAAAATTATAAATCTCTTTATGCTCTGTTCCTGGAGGGCAGAGAACCTTGATGTTTGTTTGCTTACCCGGGTTTGTTACCTGAGGGACACCACCGACATAGATGTGATAGCCTTCCATTTTCAAAATATAAAGAGCCTGGTTCATTTTCTCTTTCGAAATACCAAGCTCTCTTTCAACTCCGGTTCCGACATCGATCATGCCTTTTTCCGAAATCTGTTTTTTCAGAAATTCAGCGGTCTGCTTTGCCTGATTCATACGAGCTTCGGAACTCTCATTCAAAAGCGAGCGAACCGAAGAATCGTTAGCAAAGCCCATCTTGTCAGCGATTTCATTCAAACTATAACCCTTAGCACGAAGAGCCTTAGCCGTAGCGACATCAGCAGAACGGCGTTCATCCTTTGCAAGGCTCATCTGGGTACGAAATTGGGTTGTACTCAAGCCCATAGATTTTGCAATGGCTACTTCTCCTGTGTAAGTTTTTCCATCTTTGTCAGTAAAGGTGAAATTGGACTTTTTCAGTTCTTCCACACGAGAGAGAAAATCACCGCTGTGTTGATAAGGGTTATCACCCGAACCCCAAGGATAACGACCAGACCTTCTTGGCATACCGTAATGCATTAAAATATCATCCGTGAGACTCATGGTTTAACCCTCCTGTTCTTTGATTTTTCTGATAACCTTGTCGAAGGTAATAATTTTGTCCATGATTGGAACAATATCTTCGGCAGTAGGCGTGTGATATAGAATTTCATTGTTCTGATACAGACGAAGTTCCATCTCGATTTCCGATGGTTTCACCTTGTATTCCAAACAAAAAAGAGCAGCGTATATTTCAAGCTGCTCCATGTGTGCCGGCACGACACCGGTCTTCAAATCGTGAATACGAAGAGTACCATTCCGGAACACAATCGTATCAGCGGTGCCAAAGCAATTTTCTGAATAGAACAGAATCTGTTCAGGTACCATACGAAAACTAATTGCGTCATTGACATACATGTTCAATGTTTTCTGTGACTTGGGGAGTTTTTGCCCCAAAGTGATACATTGACATGCAAAGTCATGTAGAACGGTTCCTCGCTGTGTGGCCAAAAACTTTGAATAAGCATCGGCTACTTTTGTTTCATCATAGTTAATCCAATGATACTTGCTGGCACCAAGAAAAGCGTGTTGCCCTTCAAGATTGGAATGATTGTTGAAGATCATGCAGCACTTCCTCCTTGTTCTCGGGGCAAATGAATCTGGAGAAAGACATCTCGTCCATCTTGCCCACATAATATTCTTGGTTCGGTTGCTTTTTTGCGCCAGCGTGTTGTTTACATTCCAGAGCAGCCCATTTGTCATTGAACAGAATAAGCAGATCAGGAATGCCCTGTAAATATCCAGAGTCGCTTTTCATCACGATGCAACCCGGAAAAAGTTTCTTAAGCTCCTTAATGAGCTTCGATTGAAATTGACTTTCGAGCATTGGCAAATGAGCCTCCTTTCATGTAGTTTTTCAAAACTGAAAAGAGAATGTCTATTCTTAAAAATAGCTTTTTTACTCCTCTCTTCATAAAAGGGGATGTATTTTTCGCGCGGCGGAAAAAGGCATAAAAAAAGACCGAGACACCGTTTAAGCATCTCGGTCAAATATAAAGTTGTTTGTTATCGAGCTTCTACACTTACTGGATCAAGTTCAAAGAGACCGGTATCAGAATTGTAGCTCCGCACTTTAGCCTGTACTCTTACATTGCTGCCGACTTTGATATAATCAGCAAGCGTAAGTCCGTCTCCTAAATCATATACCCCAACATCCTTAAACTTAAAAGTTGGGCCAGGGTTTGCAGTATTTTCATCCACATAGTCTCCCGCACTGATTAGCAAATCATATCGGGTGTCGTAATTATCGTGGTTTGTAAGATAGGTAATACAGCCATCAAACTCAATAACCTGATTCTTATGAATCTCTGCAAAATCGGCATACGATTGATCCATATCTGCTTTAAGAGAAAGCATTGCTGCCAATTCTGGAGAATTATCTACTGTCAAAATATCAACAGCGGGCGCTTCAGTTGAAACGGATTTGCTATCTGTTTCAGAAGTTTCTTTTTCCGGGAATGTGTGATATGTGATTATAACCTCGACATCAGCCGGATACCAAGCATCAGCAGAGTATCCAGTATCGCCATCCACGGAAACAGATTCAACCTCACCGTCTTTTGTAAGCCAACCAGTAACAAGGTCGTCAAGTTTTTCAAGTTTGATGTTTGTGAAGCCACTACTTTCAAATTCGTCAACTACTTTTTGATAATCCTTGCCTTTTTGAATACTGGAACCTGACGGAGTTTTAGCTTCACCTTCATGCCCCTCTGAACTACAACCTGCAATCATAAATATCATGACAATCGCCATGCACACTGCCAAGAACTTTCTCATCTCATTATCCCATCCTTTCCGAGGGGGCATTAAAAAAGTGCGCCCCCACAACGAGAGACGCACCGAAAAAGTGTCAACCCTCATTGTTGCCACACAATCTCAATCAAGCCGCAAAGGGACAAATGAAATGAGTAAAGAGAGAAAACACTTTTTACCAAAGCAGTTTTCCCTAAACGACTTGAACATATTAGATTGTGTGGCTCTCATAGTATAGCACAGCCTAAAAGAAAAAGAAAGAACTTTCGGTAAAAAGTCTTGACATTTCCATCGACTTGTGCTATGTATTTTGGCGTTTGGCCAAATGCCCACTTTTCTCGCCATATTTATATATTTATTAAAACTTTTTATCGCAATTAAATAAGAAATAAAAGTGGGAAAGTGGGCTTTTTTCGCAAGAAAATTTTCAAATCGGCGCAAATCGGCCATTTTGAGGCAAAAAATGCCTAAAAAGTGCCATTTTCAGAAAACGCCTCCGAATTTTTCTGCCCACTTTTGGTTTTCAAAACCGGGCTTTTGCCCACTTTTTCTGGGCTTTTTTCAAGAAAATTGTCCGTACACGCTCAAAAATTTTTTCAAAAGTGGGCTTTTGCCCAAATCCGCCAAACAAAACCGGGCTAAAATTTACTCGATTTTCAAGTATGTACGGACTCATTTCGCTCATCTCCAAACCCGTCCGTTCCGTTTATCAATCATAATAATCCGACCTTCGATCTCGAAGCCAGCCAACTCACACAAGTAAAACAGTGTATGCAGCAGTCTATGAAATCTTTCGTCTTCTTCACGCTCAATATTCTTGAGGGCTTCGTAAGCGGTCGGGTCAGAATATCCTTCGGCATTTCGTCGAGGATTAGTGGTGTTCGCCATGATGCAGGTACTCCTTTCTTCTAAATTTGTTTCAAGATTGCTACGCCTTCTTTCAAGCTTTCCGGAATATCAATTACTCGCTGATTGCGGCTTCCTCGGAAATCAAGCTCCAATGATTTTTCAGCCTGTACGAACGGGCCGTCAACAAGCACATCAATATGTTTCAGAAGCTCGATGCCTTGCCTGTATAAGTCTTCAAAAAGATAACCAGTGTAGCACCAAACGCTAAGCCCTATTTCATGAGCTTTTTCAGCAATCAGAGCACACTGGTAAATCTGACAGAACGGCTCGCCTCCGGAAATGGTAATGCCGTCTATCCAATCTTTTCTTTTTGAAATATCATCGAGTATGTCTTCGATCAACACGAGCTTTCCGCCACCGAATGGGTGAGTTTGAGGATTGTGGCAGCCGGGGCACTGATGCGGACAGCCCTGTGTAAATATCACATACCGGATTCCTTCCCCGTCAACAATAGACTCCGATTCAATCCCCGAAATTCGAATCAACTTCATGTTTGACACGATCTCGCTCCTCCGCACGCTTAGCGTCATTCCACTTATCAAGAGTTCCGACCAAATATCCAGTGATGCGACGAATGCGTTCGAACGGAACTCCATCGGCTTCACTCCGTCCGCAGCAGGGGCAAACATCGTTGATAATTCCGTTGTAGCCGCAGACAGGATCTCGGTCTACAGGATGATTGATGCTTCCGTAACCGATGCCGGCTTCTTTCATGTGTCTTACAACTCGTTCGAAAGCTGCAAGGTTTTTGGTCGGATCACCGTCCAGTTCTACATAAGAAATATGACCGGCATTGGTAAGAGCATGGTATGGGGCTTCAATATCAATCTTCTTAAGTGCCGGGAGATGATAATAGACCGGAACATGAAAGCTGTTAGTGTAGTAGTCACGATCAGTAACACCCTTAATAATACCAAATTCTTTTCGGTCAGCTCTAAGTAAGCGTCCGGCTAAGCTTTCAGCAGGAGTAGCAAGACAGGTTACATTCATGCCAAACTGCTTGCTTTTCTCATCACAGTAGTTCCGAATATATTTTACGATTTTTAAGCCGAGTTCCTGAGATGCTTCATCTTCACCATGATGATGCCCTGTTAATGCCACAAGACACTCTGCAAGCCCACAGAAACCGATAGAGAGTGTTCCGTGTTTCAGCACCTCTCCAACTTCATCATCCGGCCCAAGCTTGTCAGAGTCCATCCATACGCCTTCTCCCATGAGGAATGGAAAGTTTCTAACTACTCTTGACGCTTGAATCTCATATCGATCGAGAAGCTGCTGCATGGTTTTGTCGAGCATTCCGTCAAGCAGTTTGAAAAACTGAGGAATATTGCCATCGACCACAATAGCAAGCCTCGGAAGATTGATAGAAGTGAAACTCAGATTACCTCTGCCGGGAGCGATCTCACGAGACGGGTCATAAACATTACCCATTACACGAGTACGGCAGCCCATGTAGGCAACCTCCGTTTCAGGATGACCGGGCTTGTAATACTGGAGATTGAAAGGTGCGTCAATAAAAGCAAAGTTAGGAAACAGACGCTTTGCACTGACCTTCATCGCCAGTTTGAACAGGTCATAATTCGGGTCATCTGGATTATAGTTGACTCCCTCCTTGACACGGAAAATCTGAATCGGGAAGATAGGTGTTTCGCCATGACCGAGTCCTGCTTCTGTAGCAAGCAGAAGCTGCTCAATAGCAAGACGACCTTCCCAAGATGTATCTGTGCCATAGTTAATAGAGCTGAACGGAACCTGAGCGCCGGCACGGGAATGCATGGTATTCAGATTATGAATAAACCCCTCCATAGCCTGATAGGTATCACGGGTGGTCTTTTCCATAGCATAGTCGAGAATCCATGCTTTATCTTTCAGATCGTTGAGGCGTTCACAAATCTCATAACCTTCTTTCAAGTATTTTTGATAGGTGTAACGGACACCCTCGGCCATAGCATAATCGAAGTCCACGACACTCTGTCCGCCATGCTGGTCATTTTGATTCGACTGAATGGCAATAGCAGCCAGAGCAGCATACGAACCGATGCTTTTTGGTGCTCTCAGATGACCGTGTCCGGTATTGAATCCATTCTTGAAGAGCTTGCGAAGCTCAATCTGCGTGCAGGTCGTCGTCCATGCATAGAAGTCAAGATCGTGTATATGAATCCATCCATCGCGGTGAAGTTCTGCAATTGCAGGTTTAATCAAATACTCCAGCTTGTACTCCTTGGCGGTATTGGCACCATATTGCAGCATAGCCCCCATGGGGGAGTCACCGTTGATGTTGGCGTTATCTCGTTTCAAGTCACTATCTTTTGCCTGAAGAACGGTAATACTATCAAAAATAGCTTTTACCTTTTCTCCGAATTGTTCATTCATAGAAAACCCTCCTTAAATATCATCCTGATTGCGATACAGACTGTGTTTAGCGTCGAAACCATCCGGATACCTGGCTTTCAGTTTATCCACATTCATCTGCATGATGGTTTCAAGGTCGTACCCAATGGCGTTTGCGCTTACAGCGAGATACCAAGCCACATCTCCAAGCTCTTTAGCCATATGTGCAGTGTCCAGTTCGTGCCCCTGAAACAGATGCTTTTTCAAAATATCAATTGCTTCGCCGGCTTCTCCGTTCAGACCCATTAAGCCATTGAGCAGAAGTTTCTCAGGCGGTAAATCTCCTGGGGCTGTGCGAAGAGCTGCCTGCTGATAATCGTTCGGTGTCATATTTTTTCCTCCTGTGATTACGATTTACCAGTGCAATAGCCTGGTTTATTTGAATATCAAGCTGACGTTGTTCTTTTGCTTCCCGCAGACGGTCACGAACAACCTGAATATCCGCTTTTGTCGCTTCTCTGGCAAGCATGTTTTTCTCCTTTACACAAAAAATAAGAGCCAAGGTTTAACCTCAGCTCTTACATGACTTGTTAATTTTTCGTTTTGTGGTATTTCCAGGCTTCACAAACCGTTTCTTTACATTTCGGATAATCGGGGCGTCCGCATTTGTTGCAGATAATCTCTTTTCGTCCGAGATCCGGAATATCTTCTTCAAATTCTTTGATAACAGTTGTCCATGTGCCGTCTTTTCTTCGAACCGGACAGGACATTCTGGATTTGACTTTCATCGGCATCGCCTCCTTATAGTATGTTACCACAAATATAACAAAAGTAAAAGGGCTTGTTACGGCCCCTTTACCTTTGAAATCGAGTAACTTACGAAATCATGATCTTGTAGCGTTCGTTCAGCTCTTCAAACACTTCCTGATCTGCTGCAATGCTGATGTGAAACTCAATCTTGCCCTTTTCGTTCAACACGGTTTGGACAGCAGGTTGAAGTTTCTCAGCAAACAGCATTCTCAAACAAGTGCCGAGTTGCCGATCATTAACTGCCAGAAAATAATTCATTGTGCGTTACCTCCTTTCATAATAGGGGGTGTATTTTTCGTGCAGGAAACCGTTTATTAGAGTTTCTCCGTCTCGATAAGGTGCTCACATTCATGTGGGTTTTCATCCGAGCAGACTTTATATTTATCCCAGTATCTCGGGCATTCATGTTCCTTTGCGTTTTTACTGCACATCGTCCATAGTGGGCACAGCTCTCCGTAATAAGGAAGCTGATTGACTACGAATTTCATCATCTTTCATCCTTTCTTTTCGCCAGTAATCAGCTCAGAATAAGGCAGACTCTCAATCCACTCACAGAACGTATGCCACTCGTCGAGCTTGTGGTTCCGACGGGACTTATACATGTTCGCCAGAACCTCATAGTTCAACATTACCGTCCGCTTCTGGTTGTAGGAGCTCGGAAGAAGCTGGATCATCTGCCACCAATCCTGCTTATCCTTGGTTTCAAGGTAGCTTTCGCGATATGCGTTTAGCATCTCGATCGTGCATCTAAGAATATCAAGAGGCGTCATCCATACCTTGTGTGGCGAAGTGATGTCTTCATCGACGGTTGCACTCTCAATCCAGTTACGGTGATAGGGTTCGCAATTCAGATGCTCATAGCTGAAGTCGTCCAGTGTGAATTCCTTATCCGCGATTTTGTGCATCGTAGAGCAGGAGTTCGCAACCGTACCAACCTTATAAGTATCAAACTCCTTCCACCAGTACAGCGGGGCAGTGATGTCGAGATAGACAGTAATCATCCGCATGAACTTACGATGATCGGTACCGGCATTGCGAAGACGAGACATAAGGTCGAAATCGTTAGGACCAAGACGATAATTTTCGGGTTTTATAACATCACCGAATTTATCCCCGATCGTATCGCAATAACCACTATCACTCTTCTCCCAAGAGTTCTTAGGGTTCCTCATACCACGAATGGCGTGCTCCCAGCCCATAACCTCGGTGTTTTCAATTTTCAACATTTGCTTCTCCTTTCCTTAACGCCTCGTTGTGCTTTACAAGCGCACATAGATTGGCGTTCTCCTCATCGCAGAACTTGATGGAAACAGGGTCAACACGGCGAACACCATCTTTGAATTCAACAAGGCGCGTTGGGAACTCAACATTCATTTTAAGCCCGGCCATTACAAACCTTCTTTCTGTTGACCGCGAAGAACCTCAATGCAGTTGCAGTCAACCGTAGCAGCTTCGACATTCATAGCAGAGAGCATCATCTGAAGCTCGTCTACGAGATACTTCTCGCTCTTACCAAGGCCGCCTCTTGCGAGAAGACGGATATAGTTCGTCACCGTGATAGGAACAGGAATTTTCTTACCCATCTGAGCAGCAAGTAACTGAATGTAATTGGCCATTGGATAAGTAGCCACAACAATGGTGGCTCCGGTCTTTTCAGACATTTCGATGAGCATAGTAGTCTTTCCACTCTGCCGTTCTCCAATATATATTTGCATGATTTCTCCTTTCAGAAATATCACTCTTGATCGAGCCGTGCCTGTTTAAGGATGCGACCAATTTCATAAACAGATTTTGCCTGTGCAATTTTTCTCTTAACTTCTTCGCTATAGCAAAGCTCCGTTGCAATATCAATCGCATCCTTTTTCTCGGTATCAAGAATTGTTTTTGCTTTCATAGTTCATTGGTTTGTGGGAATTTGTATTGCCGGGTTCTGCGAGACAGTCATTGCACGGGTCTTTGGACTCTTCAAGACCGTGGTGCTTGCACGATTTGCAATACTGGTCAAAATAGACTTCCTTTTCTTCATTCATCTGCAAAAACTCCTTACAAAATCCACATAATAAGCTTGATCGTCGCAGCTACGATAATCGCACTGGCACACAAAGACATCAGAATAGCGATAGCCTGCCCGATTTTATAAGCAAGGCTGCCACTCTTCTTCGTTTCTGGACGATATAATGTATCTTTTTCGTATTCAGGCATATATTATCCTCCAATCTGAAGTCCGAGATGAGAATATAAATCCTTATAAAGGATCTTCTCCAACTCGTCCTTATACATTGTTACAACTTTGCCGTCTACTACACGGCTTACAGTTTCTCTCAAAATGGGAGCTGCTATATCAGCAGTAACCGGGACTTTGACATCTGCCATAATCGGTTCTGGTAAATATCCCAATGCTTCCATTTCCTTGTGCTCACAGGTCTCGACAAAAGGACATTCATGGCATTGCTTCGTCAGTCTTGCCAACGCCATCGTCCGTCACCTTCTTTCTCAGGTATCGCTCAATGTTTTTGCACCGATTTCGATTTGAGCATCGAATGACCGTGTCGGATATGACGATCTCTTCACTCATTCCGTATGCTTTTTGCGGTCGTTGAACATCTGGATCGAAGTCCATGCAAGCAGAGCAATACTCCGCGACATCAATTGTTATCATCTTTTTTCCTTTCTCAGGCAGCTTTGGGTTTATAGCTGCCGACATACTTGGTTTCGTTGAAATTCCGTTTCTCGCTCAATGCTCTACTGATAGCCAAATCAATGCCGGAACGGGACTTCAGATGGTAGTAATATAAATCTTTGAACGGAGTATTTAAGCGATCGGTTCGCCCAGCTGACTGCTTCATAATTTTGTAGGAGTAATTCTGCGAGTAGAACACAATGGTGTCTGTGCTAATGCAGTTCCATCCTTCGGCTCCGGCAGTATACTGAACCAGATACACCCAACTGTCACAAGTTGGAATCGGTTGATGCTTGTGACCGTTCCATTCTGCAATCTCAACATTTTCTCCATAGTAGAGATTTTTCAGAATATCAAGTTCATAGTCGAAATTGTAGAAGACAATCATTTTAGGATGCTTCTCAAACAGTTCCATTAGAGCGATTTGTCTGGACTCGTCCTCATTTACGATGCGTCGCCATACATAGCAGAGCTCTCCGGCGTTGACAATCGGCTCGTTTTTATATGGGTTCCAGCGAAGACGACTTGTCTCTTTATACTTCGCAACATCATAATTGACATAAACATCCTCATGGTGCGAACAGGTTTCCCGCTTAAAATCCATATCCACAAGAATGCGATTACGAAGTCGGATGAGTCGTCCTACCCCTAAATATCTGTCTACTTTCGGATACTTTCCATTCACCCAGGTCATGACCATGTGCTCTTCTTTGAAAGCTGTACGGTTTTTGTAAAAGCCGTTTGCTACGAAGACAGGAATATAATCCTCCCATGTGTCTCCTGGGGTCGCGGATAGTAGAATCCATTCATTAAACTTGGCGATTTTCAGAAATGCTTTTACCCATGCACCCGAACCGACAACGCGCTGCTCGTCAAATATAAAGAATGCGTCCGTAACCGTTGCATACTTCCCGATATTGTTCCAGGAATCAACGACGACCTTATTTTTATAGGTATTGACTTCCGCGTGAACAGAGAGAAGGAAGGGCGAAAGCTCACCCTCCCATTCCAAAGTATCTCTTTTTCTCGCCGTGGTGATGATGTACAGGTCTTTTGGCGTACCCGGCATCCGAATATAATTCTTTGTGCCGAGCTTACCGCCATTCTGTTTGTAATAATAGGCTAAAGCTGTTCTGGATTTGCCACTACCGACACCGCCACAGAGAATGCAGCCGTTTTTCATTCTCTCAACAGCATCTGTTTGATAATCTCGAAGTGATATGCCTGCCATCAGCGCCCTCCGAAGATCCGACGCAGCACCCAGACATTAGAATAATACATTGGCGTGAACCAGTAGTTCTCTTTATTGTCGTTGTCTGTCATCGGTTCTGTCAGAGAGTTTCCGACCTTTACATATCCTGCTACCCCCAAAAGTGAAAGCTGAATATAACACATAAGCGCCACCGTTTCATCGATATCCTGTGCAACGACGAGAAGATGATTTTGGTAGTTCAGGTTTACTTTTTCCAACTGCTTCCTTGCAGTGTGGATTCCGGCAATCAATGTGGCCCCAGCTCCGCAGCACGGATCGTTAATTGAAATATAACCGTCTTGTTCTACCTTTTTTACCGTGTCGTCCATCGTCATTTCAGCCATTAGCTCACAGACATGATACGGCGTAAAGATCTGTCCATTATGCTCGTTGCCGAGATTGAGAGACATAAAAATGCTGCCCAGAAAATCTTGCTCCGGATTTTTCTCCAAAGCCAAGACCGTCTGAGCAGCCAGTTCAGGAAACAACTCTTGATCCTGCTTATTGTACTTTTTGATGACTTCCAAATATAACGCTTCTCGCTTATCCCGGTGCTCCTTATCAAGAGGATTAGATAGTGAACAAGCGAACATAGTAATGAAGTCACGCCAAACATCCCAAGCCCGATACCGGTTAGTCAACCGTCCGAATGCATCTAAGAAAGCTTTTTCCGGAGACAAAACCTTTTTGCATTTTTTCCCAGCGGGCTTTTTTTGCTTTGGCGTTTCTTCTTTTTCCTCAGGCTCAGTCGTTTGCGGAAGCTCTTCCGCCAGCTGATGAGGAGCAGTCTGAGTAACTGCTTTAGATTTAGTAGCCTTTTTGCGTTTCTTCTTTTTCTGCCACAACATGGCTTTACCTCCTTTCGGTTATTAAAGGGAATAAGGCTGTTTCCTCTTACCGTCATAGGCGTGCACACCTAATCGAGACCTTACTGGACATTTAACCAGACATGTACTAAGCTGGCACCTATTCACCTTTAGAAGAGCATCTCCTCAGGACCCTCCGTTTCGGCATACTTTTCAGCGAATTCGTCTTCTTCAATGGTGACATACATCGTCTTAAGGTATGCCTTAACGCCAGTCTTGCCATTGACTTCCCAGTTGTAAGGGCGGATTACCAAATCGACCGTCCTAATCTCCGCAAAGTCCAGAGTGGCAATAGACTCCTCATCAAGATTCGTCTGTGCCCGTCTGGTAATCATAACAACCTTGGGCGGGATATTGTCGAAGCTTACCGCAACCTGAATATAGTGACGAGGCTCTTCGTCCTCATCACGAGGGGAGAGAACCCTCACATTCCAACCGTCTTCAATCAGCTTCTGCGCCATATCTGAATCTTCGATGATGACACAGAAGTTACGGCTTCCGGCACGATTGTATTTCGATTCCTCTCCTTTGAAATTTCTGAAAATGATGTGCGCATTTTCAATGATGATGTTGTCTACGTTCTTATAAGCCATGATTGGTCTCCTTTCAAAAATTGTGTTTTTCACATGGGAACGGACACGATCTGCACTCTTCATCGGTGCAATCGCAAGAAGTGTTGCTAAAGTCGGATTTAACCAACACAAATATCACAAGGGCAATAACCAATAAAACAAGCAAAGATATCACCTCACATCAAATGGCGTTGGCTCTTCTTCATGCGGTTCTCCGGCTCCAAACCATGGGGGAGTGTTGTCGGAAACAAACGGCTCGTCTGCAACAAACCGTTCGAAATCCCCATAAGAAGACAGAGACTTCACCGCCTCATCTACAAGATTGTTGTAGTAAGTGCGGTCGATATCGTTTTCCTTACCGAGTTCCCGAACCATCTCAGACTCCAGCCATCTGAAGCCTTTGGAACCAGTTGCAGCCGCATATCCTTTTTCTCCGGTTTTCTTATTCTCGGTTTCACGAAGCAGAATACCGCCGCCGCATCCAGGTTTGATAGGACAGAACTGACCGACCTTTCCAATGAAATGATAGTCATGCCCCTTAGCAATTTCGGATGTTTTAGTCTGGATTTCCTCATCGACATCAAAAGGATAGTCACCATTAGCATCAGCATACTTTTTCTTCAGCGCAACGACCTCGTCCTCCAGTTTAGAGACATCCGGAAGGGCTTCGTTCATGTCGAGATAGAGCGAAGAAGTTACAGACTTAGTTTCACACATATCCTCGAACTCAATGTTCTCTTTACTGAAGAGCGTC